CAAAAGAACTGTATATCTTCCAGATGTTCCATCTACGGAAACTATCTTTCCGCTTTCTCCTGATTCCTTTATTTTAACATAAGATCCTATATTGAATCTTTCATCCTCCATGATATCATCTTCTGCATCAGGTGACATTTCAATTTTTGCCAATTCTAAATTTATCTGATTCCATTTTTCTTTAAGAACAGATAATTCTCTATTTAAAAGATTTTGAGCTGATTTTATTTCTTTTGAGTTAGCATAAAGTTCATTCGTCTCCATTAATCTCTCAATCTTAGATATTTCAGTTTCTATCTTAGAAATGTTTTCTAGAACTTTATTTCTGTCATTGTTCATAACAGATTTAACCTTTTGCTCACCTTCCAAAAACTCTGTTAATCCTTCTGATATATCATATCTTAAAAATTCTTTAACCATATTAACAGCTTGTGTTCCGTTTACTTGAAATAAAGAGTTTTCTCTCATTCCCTCGTTTACTCTGTTAATGTATATTTTACCTTCCCATTTAATTAAATTAGCACTTACACCTTCATAGATATTAGAAACTATAGATTTAGCAAAATCTAATTCAACAATATCACCAAATCCTCTATATGCTGTAATAACTTTACCTATTGCTTCATTCTCGTTAACCCCAAGGTAAGTATTAGTTTCTAAACTTAAAAGTTTTCCAAGCTCACCTAGAGTTTTAAAATTAAGTTTGCTTTTATCTAGATAAACTGAAATATCAGAATTTTCTTCTACTAATCTAACAGTTTTATTTCCTAAAGCTATAAATACTCCATTCTCGTTTACCCTAACACCGTTTGAATTTAGTACTGAAACAAGATTTAGATATTCTTGAGGTACTCTAGAAATTTGTTTTTGAGTAAGTTTTACGATTCCATATTCAGAAGCCTCAAATAGGGATTTCCCTATTGAAAATATATTACCACCTTTACCTACTGATACTGGAGAATAAACTCTAGATACGCTAGATTCCGATTGTGATACAGTAGGAATCTCTAAGTTTCTAGAACTTCTAGATTCGTTAACGTTAAGGTAATTAACAAGATTTCTAACAACTGGATTGAATGCCCATTTAGAAATGCTTTTAGAAAGGATTCTAGAAGATTTCTCTTCAGAGATTAACCAAGAATTTAAAGACTCGCTTAATTCTGAGTAAAAACTAGAACTTCCGCTTGATTTAATGCTTTCCAATACTTTAGAAACCTCAATCTCTCTAGAATATTTTTCTATTCTTTTATCCAATTTAGAAACAACGCCCGAAACGGTAAAATCCCATTTGAAAGCAGAAGCTTCTGAAATAAAATTTTGAATTAATTGGAATTCCGGAATATTTCTATATTCAATTAAACTCTTATACTTTTCGCAAAGTATTTTAACCGGATAGTGTTCATATATCGATGATTCTTCTATCTTAGCTATAGAATCAAGAACGCCCATTCTTCTTAAATTTTGGGAGTCAACAAAAGATTTAGCAACAGAATCTCCACCCGAAACACTAGCTATCTTAGAGATAACTTCGTCGTTACTTTCTGCATGTTCCTTAATTAAGTATGTGCCTGAATTATTTAAAGGCAAATCCTTTACTCCGCCCCAAGATTCCATTAGCATTTCTGCTACTTGTTTAGATGTGCTAGCCTCTTCTCTTCTTATAGCATCCCTGTAATTTTCAACATTAGGGATAGCAGGGACAGCTGCAAAATTCTCATTTAACACATTAGAAATCTGTTCTGGTGAAATGTCACTCTTTCCGTTTAGATAATCCTCGCAGATTTGTCTAACCTCAGGTGATTTTGTTTGATTTTTGAGTTGTCTAACTTGGTTTACAAATTCCATAGTTTTTAATTATTTTATCTTTTTATATATCTAAAAAGGAAAGCACTTTTTCTATATATTTGGGTTCTATTGCTATTTTTTACTATCTAGCAACTAATATTTCCAATTTTATATCAATATCGGTGTGGGGATTGCAAAAAACTATACCTCCGTTCTGAGAATAGACCCCAGGTTTTGAAAGAAGCCATCCCTCCTCTATTGAACTGAATGTGGAGATTTTTTTTCCGCTAAGTATCATAAGGGTACCCATGTTATTAGTGGATCCCTCGTAGGTCCAGCTTAAATGCTTTTTAGACTCGACAGTAAGATTAGGAAAGGTTGCTTTTACAGCAATAAAAGACACATAACCGAGATCATCACCTATATCAGTTTGACTTAATAAGAAACATTTGGTAGCCTTTAGAATAACCCTACTTTTTGAGAAAGAAACTAGTTCCTCCTCTATATCCTTTAGACTTAAATAGGGAGGTGGGGTAGTCTTAGTTCCGTCATCTAAAGCTAAGCTTCCTCTGTTGAATATAAACCCAGGAACTTCCGGGACTGGACATATAGTTGGTTGTGTAGCCATTTTAACTTGCTATTATTATTGTAAGCTTGACGTTTAAGCCAGTTGGATTAGTAAAGGATAATCCACCAGTAGAGATATCAGCTGATCCTGTGTGACCGTATGTAGAAAACGGATCCATATCCCAGCCATACCACGATGAACCATTTTTAACAGCACCACTTAGAACCATAATCTGCCCCATCGGATTTCTTACTGATCCCTTATAATCCCAGAATATAACTTTATCAGAATCCGTTGCTTCTGGGAGATATTGAGCTTTAACAACTATCATTGACACCTCACCATTTGTTGTTTGTAGAGATGAAGAATCTATATTGATCGTGGTTTCTGGGTTTATAACAAAAGTTTGCTTTTGGTATTCTGAAAAATCTAAAAGTGGATGAAAAAATTCAGAAAGACTTAGGAAGTCTAGTGTTTCTGCTTTTCTACTAATGACAATCGAATCGTTTATAAAGTTTAATACCGGTTTGGTGTTAAATCTTTTGAACGTCTCATCTATTTGTTTTAACTGCTCCCTTAAATTAGCAACATTTGTATATTTTGTAAAAAAATCACTTCCAGTGGGTCCGGATGGTGAAAGAGGATATTCAGACGATCCACCAGATAAATCAGATCCATGAAAGCTTGAATTTCCACCGTCAAAATCCTCTACTTGTGATGTGTTGTTTTCTGCCAATTTTTTAAATTATATTTTATTTTATACCCATTCTGTATCTTAATACAGGATCCTCTACTCTTTTGTTAAAATTAACCGGTTCAATTCTCTCATCTGCCCAATTAGATGGGTTGACGTTTATCTGATCATTTTCTTGAGGGTTTAATTCGGTATTCACATCTTCTACTAATATCTCGTCCTGTGGTATCTCCGTTTCTATCTCAGGTTCTAGATCTATACTTGGGGCATCTGCTGCGGGTTCACCCTTAATATCTGTAGTTTCTATATCATTACTATCAGATTCACTTGGCTTTATGTAGTCAACTAAAGATTTTATAAATCCTAGTGAAACTATTGGAAGAATTGCTCCACTTATTATAGAAAGTAACCTTTTTTGAAAAATAATATCTTCGTCAACAATCCCGAATAACTCACTCCAGTATCTAAATTCGCTCAGGTGAGTATACGCATAATAGGTATTACCCATAGCCTGCATAGCAGTTAATATGATAAATAGGGTCCAAACTAAAAATTTATTCATCTTCTCCAAAATGATTAGGGAAGATAAAGAAGCAGCAGCTCCGACCTCGAAAGCCAATGCTAATGAGATAGCTAGCCATTTAGGGTTAGACAGCTCGAAGAAGTTTATTACGTGAACTGTTGAAATAGCAGAAACTATTAAATAAAGGGTAACGAATGTACCTATTATAAAATAATGGGTGGTCTTTTTTTTCATTAATTACCTCCTATCTTTTTTAGTTCTGCATCAATTTCTGATTGTCTATTAACATCCAGAATTTTTCTATCTGTAGACTGTATCATTCTCTTCTCCGCTTTTAATCCCTCTATTTCAATTATCCTTTTTACCTCGTCGCGATTTGCCATCGAGTCTAATCTAGAATTTGCAGTCTTAATTTGTTTTTCAATATTTGAAGACCTTCTACAATTACTACATTGTCCTATCATTAGAACAACCAAAATAGCTAAAACAATTTTACTGAAGTTTTTTTCAATCTTTTGCATATCTTTTTATTTTTTTTATATATCTATATTTTTATGCAACAAAAAAGCCGGAGGTATTCCCCGGCTATTAATTATATCTATTTAAATTATTCTACCGAGATTCCCTGCATAGCTGCAGATAAATCCCTTTCTAAATCTCTTATTTCTTTAGCGTCTGTTTTTGCATCACCTAAAGCCTGATCAAAAGCTTTATAAAGTGTAATAAATTCCTCCGCACTCTTAAGACCTCTTCCCTTTCCCTTAGAAATGAAATAATGGCTAGCTTCCAGAGGTAATGCACCTAAGAACACAACAGAATTTTTAATTCCGCCTTCCTTCTTGATTTTCTGGATCTGCTTATTTATTTCTCTTATACCTAATGCTTCTGTACCTGCCCATTCAGCATCTTCGTTTATGAAGTTCTCATACTTTTTGAATAGATCATCAGACATAGTCACTGCGTAAACCTTATTTTTAATCTCATCTTTCTTAGAAGAGATTTTTTCCTCTAATTCACTAATTAAATTCTGATCCAAATTAGATTCTATATCTAGGCCTGGGATATCCACACTCTCCATTGTCTTAAACTCAGTTACGTCAGAAGCACCTGGCTCCATTACTTCGATTTGGTTGATTGTTTTTTCTGTTTCCATTTTAACTTTTATTTTTTATTTTTTTATTATTGTTATAGCGAATTGTTTCTAATCTATGTTAAAAATATCAAATTCTATTCTATTATTATTAAGATAGGTTCTAAGTATTTCTCTTAAATCTTTAGCTGGATATATTTTAGGAGGACCATCTGGACCTATATGGCAAAGAAATCCACTCTCTGTCTCTATGTTTGCTTCCTCTTCCAAAATTAATCTATAAAGGCTAATCTGTATAGAGTACTCATTATGATTATTTTCCCATAAATGTGAAAATGGATGTAAAAGCTTTTTGTATTTTCCCTTAGGGTGGGAATCATCCTTAAATTCTCCGTTTGTTTTCCAGTCACCTATTACTAAGAAAGGACGATTAGATTTATCATCCCAAAAAATCAGGGGTTGATCAATAGTTCCAGACAGTCTCCACTTTTTAGAGAAAATCTTAAGCTCAGATTTTAGAGGGTGGAATGCATTTAATTTTCTATTATAAAGATCTAAAAACTTTTCAACCCTTTCTCTTGTTTCCAAATCATCAGGTAACTCCGGATTATGCCCACTCCAAAAATCCTCTATGTATTTGTGAACTCTGGTTCCTATCCCTGTTGCTTTGTTAGATTTTTGCTGCCACTCCTCAAGTATAACAGATTGATCTACACCCCTCTCCTCTGCTTTCTTTCTAGACCAATATTCCCTATTAAAGGGTGTTTTGAAGGTTTTAAGAAAAGTTGTTACTGAATCAAATTTAGATCCAGAATATCTATATGTGTGGGATTCCTCCTCGAAGGTAAATTTAGAATCATTAAAGATCTCTAATTTCTTCTCCATCTCAGATTTAGCATTAATTAGCTTTTCATTCATAAATTAAAATATATTGTGACCAAATCTGTATATAGTAAATATTAGACCAATTAATAAAGAAACCTCAACAATAAATCTTAATATCCAAAGTAAAGAAAGATTTCTAAAAAAATATTGATAAACAACTAGATATGACTCATCATTTGATCCCTCTATTGGATTTATATACATTGTCAATACCTCTTCGAGATTTAAGCTTTTAAGATAGTCATTAATTGGTTTAATTTCACTTATAACAAAAGAAGGTCTGGCTTCCTTAGGTACATCTGTAGCAAATATCACCTGGGGTGGTAGATTAACCACAGTATAGATTCTTCCAATCCAGTCTTTTCTAAGATTTCTTCTAGACCACAAAGGTGAATCTAGAGATTCCTTCTTAATTAATTTAAGATAATCTCTATACACCTTTAGTTCTCTTAAAACTTTAAAAATCCTTAGCATTTCATCCTTTTTATTTTATAGAGATTGAAACAATTATTGTTTCTTATCCATTTTTTTTCTTATTCTCCCCCTTGCTCTTCTTATTCTGGTAGCAATAGATCTTTTCTTAATGTTATACTTATCAGCTATATCCTTGTATTTCATTCCATTAATCTCACGATCTATCATAATCTCTCGATAGAGTTCAGGAAGCTTTCTTATCTCGTCCAAAACAGATTCGTAAACCAAATCTATTTTATTCTCCTCTGAGAAAAATGCATAATCTGGATCTTCCTCCATTACATAAAATCCACCCAAATTTCCTATTGAATTTTTAGTAGAAAGATACTCTAATTGTGAATCCTCGTGGCTTGCGTATCTTTTTCTAGATTTCATCAATAAAAGGGATTCGTTTCTAGCAATATTATAACACCAGGTAGAGAAGTTTCCTCTCTCTAAATCGTATTGATCTATCTTTGACCATATTTTCGCCATGGTGTTTAGAAAAGCATCCTCCGCTAATTCAATATCCTTTAAAATTAAAAAACAGTGATTTGAAACCCCGGGTCTTAATCTTTCAAAAAGATCATTAAATGATTTATTGTTTTTGGAAACAATAAAATCTTCTGCTAATTTTTGGATGTTTTTCTCTTTGGTTTTTTGCATTTTAAATGGTTTACGTGAAAAAATTAATTTATGATTGATTATTAATAAGGTTCATTTATTTTAACAACCTCAACCCCAGCTTCTAAAAGAAATGGAATAGATTCTGGTTTTCTGTATAGTTCAGAAAAAACTACCCTTTTTATTCCCGATTGAATTATTAATTTTGAACATTCAAAACATGGCGAGAGGGTAACATATAATGTTGATCCATCTGAGCTTTGTGTACTTTTTGCCAACTTGGTAATAGCATTTGCTTCTGCATGTAAAACATAAGGGAGTGTAACCATATCCTCATCCTCGCATATATTTGGAAATCCTGAGGGTGAACCGTTGTACCCATCCGATATAATGGATTTATTTTTAACCATCAAACACCCAACTTGCATTCTTTTAGAGTGTGAATTCTCACCCCACGTTTTAGCCATTCTAAGATAAATCATATCCATGTTTAAACTCTTAAAACTTTCATGTATGGAGGGATTTGATTTATCCAGCAAAGCCGAATTATCCCACTTTGAAACGATAACTCTATTCTTTATCTGATCAAATATGATATCGGTATATGGTTTAGCAGACCAATTTTCAAGGTTAACAAAACCTGAATCTACTAAATCTGAAAAAGAGTGGAAATTATGTGATCCTTTTAAGTCTTCAAAACTCATTATTATTTAATTTTAGCAAATATAAAGAATAAGGACGGGATTAAAAAATATTAAAGAGTATTTTTTAAACTCTTCTAGAATCTGGTCTAAATGGGCTTTCGAATTGTGAAATCTCTAAAGGACCCTCTAGAATGTTGGCTATTCTTAAAAGTAGTGTCCTTATATCAGATAGACCATTCTGAATCTCTTGAGTTGTTTTATCCATTGCGTTCTGGTTAGAAGATTCTTTTTTATCGGTTTCTGTCTTAATGACCTCCTGGGGTTTAACGTTTTGTAATTCTGTCGGGGCGGTTTGATTTACTGCAGCGGAAGGAGTAGCATTTTGTTTAATGGCATTGCTAAGTCCATCCTTTAGTTTATCTATACTTTCAGCTACAGAAGGTGGAGATTGTTTTTTAGATTCGCTTAATCCTATAGTAGAACTTTTAATCTCCGATAAGTTAGCTTGGGATTGTTCAGTTACTGAAGTTGGATTAGAGGCCAAAGATGAATTAACAGCTTGATTCCCCAAAACTATGGGCTCTACCTTAGCATTAGATCCAGGTAAGATTGATTGATTACCTCCAACTGAAGAAGATTCTATCGGTGTAATTTGTTTAGGAATTTGTGCACCTGCAGTTGTACTAACCGATGGAGTATTTAACGTAGGTGTAGAAATAACAGACTTAGAAAGCGTAGGTTGAGTGTTATTTATTAACGAATTTACTAAACTGCTAGTTTTTTTATCCTCTAAACTAATCTGATTGGTTGTAGATAATTCTGGCTTCTGAGAAGTTATTATATTGGTTAAAGGCTTTTCGTTTTTAATAATACTTGGAATTATCTCATTAACTAGGTATTTACTAGTTTGGTCATTAACATCTTTGGTTTCTTTTTTAATCTGATTGGTTGTAGATAATTCTGGCTTCTGAGAAGTTATTATATTGGTTAAAGACTTTTCATTTTTAATAATACCTGGAATTACATCATTAACTAAATATTTACTAGTCTGATTATTAAAATTAACATTCTCAGTTACTCCTGGATTGATTTCTTTATTTCTGATAACGTCAACATTGGAAGATGTCTCTATTATATTTTTAATATTCTTAATCGCCTGTGCTTCTACTATTGGTGATTTCACAGAAGAAATATTAGTAGGAGAAGATAGTATCTTAGGTGAAACTATATCTGATTCTTTATTTATACTGAAATCTGCTTTTTTAGTGGCATCAATGTTTTGATCTGGCTTAGTTTGATCTTTTGAAATTGGGCTTCCTGTTAAAGGATTATCTTTTTTAATTATTGGAGGTTGAGCACTAACAGAAGTTAATTTAGGAGGGCTTACTATATTAGAAGGAGATTCTGATTTTTTAACCAGCTCAGGTCCGTTTTCACCAACCAGATAATTGCCTTCTTTCTTTACAATCCCTCCAGTTCTAAAAGCCCCTTCTATATCAGAATATTTCTCATTTATTTTAATTAATTTCTTAATAGATGGCTCTATTAAATTGTTAGCTATATCATTAGGAGCTTGAGCTTTAGGGGTTAGTTCCTGATTAATCCTTTGATTGGCAATAGCGGAAAGTTCTTCCTTGTTAAATAATACATTTGAAGTTTCCCCTTCCTGCTTGTTTTTATTCTCGCTATCTATGATTAATTTATCAGTGGATAAAACATTTGATAATTTTTCGGCCGGCTTGTTTTTATTCTCGTTATCTAAAGAGAATTCATTGCTAGATAAAAAGTTTGATAATTTTTCGGTCGGATTGTTTTTATTTTCCTCCTTTAAAATTGGCTCGTTTTTATATAAAACTTTCGATAAATTTTCTGTCTGTATGTTTTTATTCTTCTCACCCAATACTATCTCGTTTCTGGATAGGTTGCTTGAAACCCCTTCCTGATCGATCTTGTTCTTTCCTTCTACTATTAATTTATCCCTTATTAAAGAGGTTTGAATTTCTTCTTGTTTATTTTTATTATCCTCTCTTACGATCGGCTCATTCTTGGATAAAATGTTTGATAATTTTTCGGTCTGCTTGCTTTTATTCTCGCCGGATTGAATAGGCTCATTTCTGGATGTAAGATTTAAAATGTCTTGCGGTTTATTCTTCTCATCTAATATTAACTTATTCTCTAATAAGGAGCTTTGTATTTCTTCTTGCTTGTTTTTGTTCTTATCATCTAAAATTAATTCACTAGGTGATAAAATATTTATGGACTCTTGTTTGTTTTTATTTCTCTCCTCTAGAATTAGTTTATCCTCCGATAAGGAGCTTTGGGTTTCTTCTTGCTTGTTTTTATTCTCCCCTTTTGAAATTAGATTATCCGCAGTTAACTGGTTTAAAACATCTTCCTGTTTGTTTTTATTGTTCTCGTTTAAAACAATCTCATCATTAGATAAATAATTCTGAGAATTCTCTAATGGTTTTGTTTTATCGTTCGTATCTACAATTAATCTTTCGACTGATGGTAAATTTGGGGTTTCCCCAGTCAGATTCTTCTTATTTCTTTCGTCTAATAGATTTGACAATAAAGAGTCCTGTGTGTTACCAATTGGTTTATTATTCTTCTGATCAAAAATCAATTCATCGGGGGATGAAAAAATTGTTGACTCTTCACCCTGTTTATTTTCATTCTTTTCATTTAGACTTAATCTATTAGAAGATAAAACGTCTAAGGCGTTGTCAGGAATTAGAGATAGTATTTCTTTATCCTTATTAACCAAAGAATCGGATTTAGCATTATCTATTCTACTGATTATGTCCTTTATGTCAGAATTTCCTGAAAGTACCTCCTTGAACTTTTTTGTATCTTGTTCATCTACTGTAGGCTTATCTAAATTAGATTCTGAAAGTTCCGATACTTTTTTATAAGCTTCAGGGCTGGAATTTTTGATATCTTCTAACTCATTAGATATAAAATTCTTCTGGGATTTGCCCAATAGCTCTATCTCTTTATTAGTAACATTAGAAGATTCTGTTTTTTCTTTATTCTCTGGGGTTCCCTTATTCTCCCCCTTGTTTTCATCTTTACTTTCTACTATCTTTTTAAATTCAGGGGTATTTAATATTTGGTCAACGGAAGGATTAGATTTTTTTACATCAATAGAATCATTGCTATTTTTTTCAGAAATAGATTTTGCTGCTAATAGATTAGCTTTGGCACGGGTTAATGAATTTACTGATTCTTTTGGGATAGACTCTATTATCTTAACAACAAGTTCAGAATACTCCTTATTTTCCTTATCTGAATAATTCTTCCTTAAAGAGTCAGTTTCATCATCAATAGATTTAACAGATTCACCTATTTTTTTCTGACCTATGGATTTCAGCTCTTTAAGTAAATCCATTTGTTCTTTGAGCTGTGATATTATCTTATCGTCTTTTTTATCATTGTCTAGGGACTCCTGTTCTTTTAAAGAATCACCATATTTCTCCTCTAGTTTATTTAGAGAAACCATATTCTTATTATCCTTAGAGGAAGAAAGAATCGAAGGATTCTCGGAATCTGCATACAGATTTATTTCTTCTTCACCTATAAAGTCTTTTAATTCTGGAAATTTCAATAGACCCTTTAGAAGATCACCTATATTAAGAGGAATAACAGCAGACCCTGGAGGTAAATTAACAATCTCGGGTCCGTTCTCGCCCACGAGATACTCTCCTTCCTTGTCAGATATACCACCTTCTTGGAAAGCTCCAATAACACCTTTTGATTGATCTGATTTAGAATTTGAAACGATATTATCTATAATTCCTGAAAGTAGATCTGATCTCTTGCCTAATTCTTTACCGGAATCTGCTATGTCCTTTGATGCATCTATGTTTTTTCCAATAACATCATTAAAGGTGTTAATATTACGTCCAAAGTCAAGTATTTGGGCTATTGTTTTTTGATCTAATTCTTTATCCATTTAAATGTATAGGTTCATTGTATATATTTAATTTCTAGCCTTGACTAAAACTAAATACCTGCTTCTTGCCCTCATTTTCTAGAGAAGCCTTATTTTCTTTCTCTATAAGTTCATTAAGCTTATCAACCCATATCTGATATTCGTAAAACGGTATAGATTCTATCCAATCTGGATTAATATTATGCTCTTTCCAAAGTCTAAATTTAACATCAAAGAAGTTCTCTAAAGATATCTGAAATAAGGAAAAGAGATCGTATCCCTTGGGGAAATGTGATATCTGCGGTGACCTCCATTCCACCGCAAACCGGACAGTTTTGTTTAACCTCCATTTTAGTACCAACTTTTATTCTTTGAGAAAGTTCAAAAAGAACGCTATATTCCTCCTTAGACCAATAATCACATTCTCTCATCTTGTTAACAAAAAGATCAAACGTTAAATCCCTCCAATCGCTAAACAGAAAAGGTGAAATCTGTAAAAATCCAGGATCTATTGTTATATTCAATCTTGCAGCTTCCCCTATATAAGAAGAAATAGATTGGGTAACCCCTATACTTGGAATGAACATCTCAACCTTTTTGCCTGTTTTCTTTATTGTGAAAACAAAAGATCCAGTCTGAGTATTGTAATACTTCATTATTCTCTCCTCTATACGATAGGAGTCTAATGCACCAGTTCTAAGCTCTATTCCATTATTAAAAGGACACTCTGGTGTTTCTTTACATTTTTTCTTGGTCTTTAATAGAATGGAGTTTTCACCTTTAACAAATGTAAGATCCCTTACAGCCATAATTAGGAAAAATCTATCCTCTTGCTTTAAATCTTTATATGATATTATACCCTCATTAGGAAATTCCATTCTAAGACATCTATCTAGTATATAGCTAAGTTTTTCCTCTATATCTAATCTGTCATCATCATCAATAGCAGAGAAGTGTCTAATCTCTCTTACCTCTGCTGGTCTTATAGCAATCCTTGTACCGTACGGATAGTATATCCCTAACGTAGGTAAAACTTCTACTGGTATATTTTTCCAGCCATTATCAGATGCTATGCTTTGAGCATGCATTTGAGATTTACCAAAAGATGCGGTTTGGTGTTCTTGTACCTGCTGTTTAGAATTAGCCATTATTTGTTCATCCATAATTTTAGGCTGAACAGTAGCTTCAGGTATTGGTTGGGTATCTACCTGATTAGGTTGGACTGGCTCAGTGTTATTGACTAAATCTGGATCATCATAAGATAATCCGCCTTCAATTTCTTTCTTTCTTAAGATCTCCTCAGGAGATAAATTCATCATATCCATATTTAAAAAGTTTTTATATATTATATACCACAAAACAAAAAAAGAGGCCAATTTGGCCTCTTTAATATAAAATATTTTTGAAACTTAAATAAATAAATCTTCCCAGTAGTCACATATCCAGCTTGTTGTTAAAGTGTAGATAGCAGATTGCTCATAGTCAAGCTCCATTGGGTTAATTGCTTCGTTTAAGAAACATGAAGGTATTCTTATTCTTCTGAAAACGTCCCCTCTTTTATTGAAAATTGAAATAACCATAGAACCAACATAGTCAGACTTAATACCCATAGCGCCTGTTAATGGATTGTAAATCAAATCACTCCATTGTCTAAGTATCTTGTAAACAGTCATAGAGTTCTGATTACTTAAGTTGACCTCAAATTCCATATTTACGGTCATATCACTTGTGGTAGGTTCTCCACCTGCGTATCTACGAGTTGCGAACTTATAAGTTTGTTCAACTGGATTTGCCGGTGAGATATCAACTGCTAAACCTGATATAGATTTAACCTGCTGAGTTAGGATGCTTTCACCTTTGAATATTGTGTTAGCATCAACTATACCTGCTGGTGGCGTAATTAGAACCTCGAACTGATTTAAAAATACGGGTTCAAAGTTATTTATCGCCGCTCTGGAGTTAGTAAAATGTGGTAAACCTGCCATTTATTTTCTCTAATATTTTTTTTATAGGAATAAATCTTCCCAGTAATCAACCGCCCATTGCATATCACTTACTTTGTAAAGGTCAACTGATGTGTAATTTAAACTCATTGCTGTTAATGGCTTAGTAGGGAATGTATCCTTACAAGTTACTCTTCTATACACATCTCCAGCTTTATTAAACATAGAGATTACTATAGTTCCGCAATAGTCATTCTTTAATCCTTGAGCACCTGTTAATGGATTGTAAATCAAATCACTCCATTGTCTAAGAGTTTTAAAAACATACATAGAGTTAGCATCATTTAAGTTCACACTAAAACTTAAGCTTAAGTCCATATATGTTTGATCTGGCTTAGCACCTGCATAGTTTCTTTTAGCAAATTTATATTTCTGAGTAACTACGCTCGGAGTTTTATTAAGCGCAAGACCGCTGACACGGCTAACGTGTTGAAGAAGTATTTCTCCCCCCGGAACTGCCGCTGGTGGTATAATGTTAACTTCAAACTGGTTTAAGAAAACCGGTTCAAATCTATTTACCGCCGAGATTGAATTTTGATAATGTGATAATCCTGCCATGTTTTTCTTATATTTATCTTAGATTTCAAAAAGCATAAAATCTATCTTATGCGAATTGAGTAAATCCACCTGCAGCTATACCGCCAATCTTAGTAACAGTTATTCTATTAATAAACTTCTGAAGACCTCTAGCAGGTTCAATGATTATGTCTATAATACCCATATTCATATCAATGATAGCTTGCGTATTATTAGATGAATCCATAATTGTTTGGTAAGCATAAATTCCACCTCCTGCTCTAACGCCATCTAGATAATTATCGACTAGAGTTTTTATTTCCAATCTAATTGAATCGTCATTGAAATCGAATAAGTAATTAGAAAGTATAGATTCTACGTCGCTTTCTACGCTGATTAAAAGATCTCTAACGTGAACTAAATTGAATGCTGAGTTTACTTGTTGGTAAGCTGTTTGGTTACCCATAATAACTACACCCGCTCCTTTTCTCTTAACTATTGGGTTAATACCAAATGATTCTAAATCTCCTCTATCCGAATCACTAAAGTCATATTCAACACCTATTATATTTCCACCACTTAATGTACCTCTTTTCTGACCTGCGATTATAGAGTAAGGTTCGCCACTCGCAAATTTTCTAACAAAGTTATTAGAAACTAAAGCTGCTGGAGGAATGCTTAAATTCTTATCATTTTCTCTTATAGTGATATAAGGACTATAGAAAGCAGCATATTTAGCTCCATCACCTTCTGTAGGTAAGCTAAACACAACTGATGGATTAAGTGATAAGTTACCTCCGGTAGTTATGTACTGAACTTTCACAGTTGGATATGGATTAGTAGCAGTAGGGGCGTCAGTGAATCTTGGATTTGTACTAGTTCTAAACTGAGCTATAGAAGGTGCATTAACTATAGCTAAAGCTTGACTTCTTAATTGAGCAAGTCTACTGTACTGAGACTTAGATTCAGGTCCTATTATACCATTAAATGTATCTATGATGTATCTGAAAGAAATAACTTGTTTCTGAGCTAAAGTGTTAGCTATGTTAGTGTTATAAAGAACGTTTAATATTTCATTTGTTCTAGAATCAGTTCCATTTGGTCTGTGAGTTGCTTTCATTGTGAATCCTTTCAAATAGCTAAAATCAAAAGATGTTGTGAATTGAGCTATCGATTGGAATTTCTGAACTCTAGTACCTCCGTTTAATCCAGAATAGTAAAGTACAGGTCTTGCTGCTTTAGCGGTATAAACTCCGTCAGTAGAGGTAGAAGCCACAGATACAATTTTAGTTAATCTGCTTTGTCTGTTACCTGAAGAAGGTGTACAGATATCAAGGTCAGTAGAAACTACCAAATCACCAACTGAAAGAGGTGCATTACCCTCAGAATTCTCAGTAATTGTGAATGATGTTGAGTCTATTCTAGAACAGTCAACGTAAGAATTGATATTTCCGTTTTGAGAGATGATATCAAATTTACCAGTAGATACTGGAGATCCGATATTATTAGAAGCAAAGTTTCCAGTTCCTCCGAAAGCTACTATATTGTTAATAGTAGATCCCGCTAGTGAAGAGCTCGTATGCGATCTAACGTAAACATAATTGAATTGATCTCTATCAACACCGGATTCAAAAGTTAAATAGTTAACAGAAGAACCTGTCGAATTTAACCAAACAGTAGATCCGTCAGTAAGCTTATTGTATTTAGCATCTTGGAAAAGCTGGGATCCGTTATAAGCTCTAACTACTGTAGAAGTTCCAGAAGTTGCACCAGGTCCAGTAACTCCACCAGGTGTAATAACACCGGTTACCGAGGTAACAGAGTCAGCAATACCAAATTGGTAAGCTCCTGTTCCACCTGCAGCTGATCCACCTTGATAACAGGATCTAGTACCACCACCTGCATCATATATTGCTGTATATTGAGTAGGAGCAACAGTGATACCTTGGGTTGAGTAAAAGCTAGTGTCTAATGGATGACTCCAAGAGATTCTAAGTTCACCATCTACATCAGTAGTTCCAGTAACTTTAAGTCTAACTAAGCTATTATTAGAGAATTGATTAAGCAAATCACCAGTTGTTCCTGCTGTTATACCAGTAACATATCCAATAACGAATTTTTGATCATCTGAGCTAGTTACAGATAAGAAATTCTTAAGAGCTACCTTTTGATCTGCAGTTTGAAATCCACCAGTTGTACCGGTAACCCCCGCCTTAGTTTGTATGTAGTGAAGACCTCCATAAGTTAATGATGAGTCATATGCATCAAAAGATCCAATATTAACACCTGCAGTAGCTCCTGTTGCACTTCCCCATAGTGAGAATAGTGTTCCAACTGTTAGAGCTCCTGTTGCACCTGTTGTAAGGTATCCAGTATATCCGGTTACACCGTAAACGTTTCTTGTGTAAAGTGAATCCTGAAGTAAAGGCTGATCATAACTTAAGAAATTGATAGCTGGCGTAGGAAGATCTTTATTTACTCCAAATTCATCGATAAGGTGATTACCAACTAGATCTATCTTAGATCCATTAGCGCAGATGTTGTCAAAAGCCTTAGAATCAACTGCACAAAATATACCTGTTGAAGGTGTATTGTTATTTATTAATGTTTGAACGTATTGGTTAATACCATTAAGATCGACAAAATCAGGTATAATAGATCCAGTAACTGAAGCTACTATATTTATATCCATATCAGAAAGGAAAGAATCTATCTTAGCTTTAACAAATCCATTAGCTGTGAAATATCCAGCTCCTGTATCTTTATTATATCCCCATTTAGGATCAACTGAAAGTGCTAAGTAGTTTGTCCAATCTCCAGAAACTGCTATAACGTCTACGAAATAATCAGACATATAGTCATAAGGATGCATGAAAGAAGGAACGTTGTTTGCTCCGTACCAGTCGATAGCAAAAATATCATATCCTTTAATTGGCTTAGAAGAATCTGTTGACTTTCTTACGATAACACTCATTGGGGATTTACCCAAATTTGTTATATTAAAAAGTTTCCCAGTGTCTGCTGTACTTAAAGCAGCTAAGAAATAAGAAGGATCTGCAAACCAGAATCTTTCCTTATTATAGTAAGCTGAATAAAGAACGTTAGTAACTACTCCATTATCTTCTTCAGTATCTAGTGAGAATGATTTGTATGAATTCAAATCAGCATTCACGCTAGATGCATCATCATTAAGCTTTAAAAGATTTAAAGCAAATACTGGACCTGCATTTAAACAAGTTAGTATAGATCTATGGAAGAAAGATCCTTGATTTTCTAAAGATTTATCAATATCACCAAATACTGCTATCATTGTTGTTGCGTCTGGGATATAAACCGGGGTATTAAAAGGCCCCTTATTTGAAAATCCCACTACCAATCTAACTGTTTGAGATGTCAGTATCACGTTTTGTGTAGCATCAAATTCTAGAGTATAGACTCCTGATGCTCTAAATTGTGAGTAATCGATTTTTACCTTATTTGCCATTATTTTTCAGATATTTTTTTACTTCTATATTATATATCAATTCACCAATTAGATATTTGAGCAAATCGATATTTTTTTAGGTACTATATGAAAAAAACTATATTCTCATCTTATAATACATCATATATATCCAAAACAAGATTCTATATTTTAGTGATTTTTCTAAAGAAGCTTACTAAAATCTCCATAAGCCCTTCCGTCTTTGGTAGAATGAGAATTCATTCTTCTGAAAAATTCATCACCCTCGAAAGATTTGTTATTTCCCTCTAGTTTAGAGTTTATGATCGTTTTATATTCATTATCAAGTTCGTCAAATACCTCCCCAACTACTTGGTTAAAATCCTGACCGTCGAAAAGTGAGGGTAGATTAACTATTGTCATTGCAACATCATCATGTCCGCTCTGGCTTGAGTATGTTCCTCTATTATTTAGACCGAAGGTAAAAAGCTCCGGAATAGTCCACTTTTTATCGTTTATTAAAATTCTATCCTCCCTTATTAATCCCCTAAGAAGTTCACAATATTTCATTTTATTCTTCTCGTTGTACTTAATCCCTGGCTTAAGAACTCTAGCGCTCTCTGTATGTTTTGTAAAAACAAACATCTGATCATAGAAATCGTCGTCAGATATAAGCTTGTCGTAGAGGAGCTCACCTTTAAAATTCATCTCTATTGCAGCTTTTACCCTCTCTGAGGAGAATATATCTTTAATAAGAACCTTTATTATCCTAATCAACTCCTCTAGTTTAACCTCGTTGTCTCTGAAAATACCAACTTGGACTAAACCGAAAAAATCCGATTCGTCTTCAAATTCAACTATCCTGTTAATCACAGCCTTGGGGAGCGGAGTAACCTTAAATATATTAATCACAGTAAAGTCACCCTTCACACCTCCGCTTAAATCTATAGAAAGAATAAATTTCTTCCCTGGCGAATTAGCATTATCTATATTAAACTTAGGGTGCCATAATAAATTCTCATAATTTATACCCTCCTCGTAATGCAAAGGATCAATCTCTCTCCAGACATATTCAGCCTCTGTTCCCTTTATTTTTTTAAGCTCATTGGACCCAAGTAATAGTGAGGAAGAGCTTAGAAACTGATTCCCATATTCCTGATTGAACAATTCCTCACTACCAAGGTTTGCAATTTCCTTTTGTTTCCAAGCTTCATCTCTACCAGGAACCTGCCACCAATCAACTCTAACCGGATTAAAACTATTCTCTCCGCTTAAAGCACCCTGATAAAGCTCATAAAATTTATTCATCCCGTTAGGAGTGGACGTAACTATAATACGGGAAACGCTAGATGACGATACGGTGGGATATGTCGATCTAAAGAAAGATTCTATAAAATTGGGATTAATATGGGCAAACTCATCCATGTATAAGAAGTGAATGGTAAAACCAATACCTGATGTCTTAGTTGTCGTTTTTGCTAAAACCCTACACCCATTATCAAATCTCATTGACATGACATTATTAACAATAATTCCAGGTTTAAGAAAAAATGGGAGACCCTTTATAATTGACTTTATCTTATCCATGAGCTCCTCCGCAGTATCCCCGACGTTTGCTAAAATCATAGCATTTTTATCGTGGTTGAAAAGAAGATACCACACTAGGATAATAGAAGAGGTGATTGATTTACCAACCTGTCTAGGAGCAAGGAATATATTAAATCTGTGATTCTGATATTCCCTTAAAACTGATTTTTGATAATCCCTAAGAGAAATATAGGATAGCCCCTCATCAGTCATAACTTTACAATACTTAGAGAAATAGACAACATCCTCTGCACACCTTCTCATTTCCATTATCTCATCCTTAGTGTACTCCCACATGATATTAGCTCTCTTTAGATCTGGATCATTATCATGAAAAGGATTATCTATGCTTTTATAATCGAGGCCCTCGTCATCAACCTTCCTCAGAAGTTCGTTTATCCTATTAGTGGACCAATAATTATTCTCCGAACTTTGCTGTTCTAAGTTATCATCGTTGTTTGGCATATTATTCAATAATATCGTCCTCTATAGTGTATTCATTATTAAGAGAACTGTCGTTATCAATGTGTAATTCGTTCTGTGAATCTATTTCCATTTTCATTCTGGCATTTACGATAGCATTAGGATTAACCTCAACTGGTTTAACGTCAACTATTTCATTACCCAGAATATCTCTCAAACCCTCCATTATACTTCTAGTTCCCCTTGATTTTATACCATTAGACGATATCATCGGATTACTGCTTGGGGAAAACTCACCAGATTGAGAAGATGATTGTTCCATTACTATCCCACCAGCTATTTTCTTATCCTCTATTTCAATCTTAGCTTTTTTGTAGTTCTGCTCCATCTTTTCAAGATAGGCCTGATAATCTTTAGGCATTTGCATAATCTGGGATTGCAGCTGGGCTAAGACCTCAAAAATTCTAGGATGTATATTACCTAAATCTATCTCTTCTAAAAGTTTAGTTATTGCATGCTGTGCAGATTTAAGCTGAAACATCATAGCAGATAAATTGATAGCATCCATCTTCTTTTTAAGATCGATATGCTCAGTTGATCCATAAAGATTAGGATCAACATAAAAACTAGCTATTGAGTTTAAAAGTGCCTGGGCATCAGTAAGTGAAGCTAGCTTCTCCTCAGCAAAGTTCATAAGCTCGGTAGTCTTTAATCTAGGAAGATCCTGACTACTGACAGATACCTCATCTAGAGACTCCTGCATAATAATAGAATCTAGATTCTCTTTTATTTTTTCCTCTATAACCTTCTCAGGTTTTGGTTTTCTTCTTGGCATAAATTATCTGTTTCTAGCAAATTTAGGAATATTCAAAAGTGGTTTAGCATTATCGATAATATGAGCTAACTGCTCATCTCTAACAATATTCTGATTTAAAACTATAGATTGATTGTCTATATCTATCATATTTTTAAAAAGTCTAATATTGCTTAGGAGGAGAGGGCTGGTAAAAATTTTATATGAATTATTATCAGTTAAATAGAAAGGGCTCTCCTTACTCTGCTCGATATCGGACGGTGCAGAAAATATTATAGGATCCGTAAACATACGGGCGTCACTGTGCACGTTTCTAAGTTTAGAAGATTGTTGATTAGGATCTACTGGATCATAAGTAAGCTCCCAGATATTAGCAGATATCTGTTTGTATCTATTAGAAACGTTTACCACTAATCCATACCAATCCCCGTATTCAGGTGTGAATTCCAATCTTGAATCTATTACAGTATCGTTGAGTTTAATGACAAGACTTCCCTCGCCTAAGAATGTTTCCGTAACATCATCAGGTATACCGGAATGAATTATATCAACCCTAAATCCTTCATATACATCAGATTCATTTTTATAAAGACCATCTAAAATATTACGGCTTTGTGCTTTTTGCATTCTCCATTGAATGGTGCCTTCTGAGAATACGACAGATCTATTTTTTATAGAAAATGAATATTGATCTATAACAGAAAGAACCTGATATCCTCCAGAATGAAATATGTCACCCTTAATGGAAACATAGCCTTCAGGATTATTATTGTACGAATCCCATTGTGTTAAATCATGCTTAGTCGGATACGAACTAAAAATTATCTGCTCTTCATCAAAAGAATTAATAGTAAGATTAATTATAGGGTATCCTCTTTTCGTTAATTTAGTATTATCATAAAGATTCTTCAAACTGAACCAAGCAGCTAAAGATAATTCTTGATCTGCTCCCAAATAAGGTAGACTTTTATATCTGACTGCATTTCTATATCTATAAGGTTCAATCTCAAATTCTGCATAATCTACAAAAGCATCCAGAAGATCATAATATTGATTTAGTACAATTGTCCAGTTATTATTAAGATCATATTCTATAATAGGAAGATCCTTATAAATATAAGATCTAATAGGATCTTGTGATAGTTGGGTTATGGTTGTTGCATACTGTTGGGGTTTTGCAATCTTCAATTCCTCCGATTTTACTTCCTCCCCAAATAATTCAGTTGTGGTTAGACCTATTCCTTCAAGCTCCTCCTTGTAAACAGGATCTTGGAAATATGTGTTACTCTTAGGATTATACTTTCTCAGTTCTATTTTAAAATAGACAGGGGACTGCATAAAATCTCTAAATAGATAGGTTGAATTTATTTGGTAAATCCTATTGGTAAATGGGAAGTATATGATATCTCTTTTTCTAGGCTGGGATCCTTTACCAAAAATATTTTCAAAATATCTCTTATCAATTTGAATTTCAAAAGGTTCTTCAAACTGTAAACCAAAGGGATCGTAATTTATTTTATTATCAGGGAACTGGTTTTGAGGAACCATTATCTTTACACATTTCTCTGAAACAACATTAAAGAGTGTATACTCCTTTAAGATAACATCTTTACCTCTCCCTTGTGGCTGTACAGAGTAGTAATTTGCATCTAATCCAAATATCTTATTAACCATAAGGCTCAGATCATGATACATGTTTAATGACTTGTTAACAGCATATGGATTAAATGTAAACTTACAGTCATTAAAAATAATAGGTCTATTTGTCACCTCATCAGAACAAACAGGTGCAGGTCTAGCAATAGGGGTTTCTGCCGTGTCTGCATAGGAAAGATCCAATTGAAAATCAACTATCACAACGGTTGGATCTATAGGCTCATCAGGTTGAACTATAATTGTTCCGTCATCATTAACTAAAACAGAGGTGAATCTGAATTCAGGATAAAATTTATTCTTAGGATCTAAAGGAATAGGAAAAACATCTGAGAAGTTATTAGTTAGACCATTTAATGCAGTTCCAACATTAGACCAAAGAGACCAAGTTTTACCATCGATACTATATCTAAACTCTATTGATATGTCATTGGCATTTAATACAGAGCCTGAGTTGTTACTATTGGAAGCATCTATTATCCATCCCTTAAAAGAATCAACATTCTCAAAAGGTTTATCCCATGTTAAAACTCTATAGTTCCCAATATAGGTGAAATTTAAAGCACTGTCAAGTTGCTCTATTCTTAGAGCATAATATGATGAAGATTCGCAAGGTTTATAATATGTTTTATCCCCAATCGAAACCTGGTGATAGCCACCGCATCCAATTTGAACAGCTCTAGCCTGAGCTGCTTCAGGTGTAGAAAATACATTATCAGTAGACGAATCTTTTATTTTCTGAGTATTGCTCAGTCCATCCTGGTATCTATATCTAGGATCAGACAGATCATATTGCTGACCACTACCATCATAAAATGGCGTCCCTGTTTTTGGAAATCTATTTTCTGGATAAAAACTCATCAGCTGTGCTTTATTCTATATATCCTATAATGAAAGTGGCCAAATAAAAATGCAGGCTTTTGGCCTGCATTTCAAATAATTAAAATAAAAGATTATCCCTTTGTAAAGACACCAGTTTCGAAATCTAACTTGCCGTTTCCATATTCAGAAACTACTTTGTTTTGAACAGCATCTTCCTTAGACGAAATAGCAGCTGCTTCTTGATAAAGAGAAGCAAGTTCATTTTCAATAATCTCAATGTCTTTTTTGTAAAAAGAAAGCTGAACGTTCAATCTTCCAATTTTTACAACGTTTTGGGTTAACTCATCTCTAAGCTGTTGAAGCTCTGTTAACAATTCTTCTGGTAATTTAATCTCGTTTTGATTTTCCATTTGTTCTTTTTTTTAATAAATTATAGATGAGATTTTAAAATTGTTTCCTAGTTGTATACCCTTATTTCTATTGAATCGACACTCTCTGTGTCTATATAATAATTATCTTTATTATTAAATGTCAACCAAACTGTATTGTTATTATTCCTCGCTAGACCACCAAAACCTGTAGTACCGTTGAAACCATCATGCGTATAAAAACAGACAGTTTTACCCTCAGTAAACGCACCATTTAAAGTTCCTACATAATTTCCAGCGCTGCTTCTAGTCCAAACAGGGGCCGCACCTAATGTATTCTCCAACACTGTTGCTACCGGAGCATCAGTTCCAGTTTGTGTTAGTAAAGCTATATAGACTTTATAAGTTGATGGGCCATTCCAATAATCAAGATCATTCCAAGCTGTATCTCCGTCACCTATTTTCATATACTGTGTGTCTGTAGTGTATCCTATTTCACCTTCAAGTAAAACTGGATTGTTAACTACCCATTTACTAGCTAGATCCCTTCTAATTTGTATTCTAAATGCCATTTATTTAAATGTTATTTTATAGTTTTTGTAATCTTAAATAGATTATCTTTTATTAATTTTAAATCATTGGAGGAAATATCATTAGATATGGGAGCTACTCCTCCGATGATAGGGGCTATAAACTGCTTATCACTATTAGTGGAATCTCCTCCGCTTAGGATATCGCTAAATTTCTTACCCACAGGATTTGTGTTATATGAAAAATTTCCAGATTTGTTAACGCTAATATAAGATCCAGATTCTGATTTTTTAACATAATCCTTTCCTGTTCCCACGAAATAAAGCTGATCGTTTGTTTGACTAGTGCTCCCGTCTATTATTCTGTCGTAAATCTGGGTGATATCTACTTCTCTAGGTGTTGACAATTTATATAGCTATTTTAAACTATATATCTATTCCATAGGGGATTAAAGGATCTCGTTACGATTAGGTTCTATTCCCCTTCTATTGATAACTGTTTCCATTTTAATTCCAGCCTGCATAAGATTCCCTCTAAATTTTTCAGTAGTTAGATCTTTCTCTGGGAAATACGTCTCTACATTCGCTGTGAATTTAAATTCTATAAATTGGGGGTTGTTGTTATACGTAAAATCCAGCTGTTTAGTGGTCTCATAGTTTTCAGGAAATCCCACCTGACAGGGTATTCTAAAACCTTCATATTCAAAACTAAAGGTGTATGTTTTATAGAAAGTTTGAATTACAGATTGGAAAACTTTAAATGCATCTAAAAGGGTATCAACTTTCACGTTAACCTCAAATGCAATATTTAAAGGAAGGGAATTAGTAAAAGAGGATAACGTTTTCATTTCACCAGAAGTTGTCTCCTTCGTATAAGACATTCTGGTATACTTGTTAACCAATGCCTGTGTGTCAATCTGAGGGGATTGCATGGTAACTATTCCTCTAGGTATAACGTCATAGTTACCCTCTGCCAGAACCTGATCGGTTGCGCAATCCTTATAATTTATGAAAAAATCTTGAAGAAAAGATTCATCTCCAGTCATAGAATAGAAGAAGGGAATATAGATCTCTAGTATATCCTGTTGATCATTGATCTGAATATACTTAACCTTCTCATTTAGTGATCTTAAAAAAGATATTATAAGTCCCCTTAAAAAGACTTCGTCTGTGTTGTATTTTTCTAAAAATCCTGACATAATAATCTATATACCGTATTTGTTCTTTGCTGTTGTGTAATTCTTTTGTATTTCAGTGTCACTTAAAGCTTTGCTATAAAGTCTAACATAATACAAACTTGATTGTAGATATGTTCCCGAAGCCGGGGCTAACATTAGTAAAATATTACTAGTATTATTAACGGATCCAGGATACGTAGCATTATAAAGTGAATAGTTATAAGTGGAGGTGTGTAATAATACCCCATTTTTATATAGCTTTCCTGTCATAGTAGTGGTAGCACTGTCATTAGTAATAGTTTGGACAATATGCTGGATTTGACCTGATGTTATAGAACCAGTGTCATTTTGAACCCCTGTAGAATTAATAGATCCGTTTGTTAAATTATCTTGAACTGTAAACAGGGATGCACCTATTCTATGTATAAATCCAGCCAAACCATTAGAGCCTAATGAAATATAAGATCCTCTTTTTGAAATTATACATTGGACAGATCCTACAAAAGAGGGGTAATTTAAAACATATTCTATTGTGAAGCTTCCAGTTCCAAAATTACCGCAAGTGTTATTTTGACACATTGCATATTGATTAGTCCCGTTAAAAGCTAATAAATTAGAACTGTATGTTGGGGAGTTATATAAATTAAAATGATTGTTATTTCCGCTTACGTCATACCAAACGCTCCCGCTACCTGAATAGCTCAAAGAATTCCCAGCGTCTAAATATAGAGTTAATCCCTCTGTAATAAAGTTTTTATCTGCAACTATAATAAAATCATTCTTAACTAAAACTGTAGAGCCATAAGCATTAGAAGCAGTTAGAATAACTTTGTGGGGTCCGTACAAATCAGAATAAGTAACTATTGGATTTTCCTGCGTGCTTCCAGTAGGATTTGCTCCCGTTCCAAAAGCCCAGTTCCACCCTGTCGGGGCTGTTTGCCAAGGTGTTTTTGGGGATTTGTCAAGAAAAGCAACAGTACCCCCCGAATAAACGGTAAAAGTAGATGTTGCACCCAAAGCTGAGAATGTCGTATAAGGAGCTCCGGGTATAGGACTAATTATTCCGATAACTTCATTTTTAGGGGCTCCAAAATCAGGATATCCTATAGGAGCATCGTCTAATCTTCCGGGGGTAATTTGGTTAATTATCGGGAGTTCTGAATATTTTATAACTAAAGGAGTACCATTATCGTTAGTGTATTTAGGATGGTTGAAATATCCTGTTTTATAGATATCTTTACTAATAGGGGTTACTGTTTTAACGTTAGTTCCCAGCATTTCTGAAAATGTTTTAAGTTCAGTCTCGTTAAGTGTTTTAATTACAGAGAAAGATTTTAAAAGACTTCCTATCCCACTAACATTGGCATTATTATATTCGACGAAAAAGTAAAGATACGTCTCAGGTTTAATTAATAAGGGATATCCCTTATTCGTTGTTCCCCCCGTATAATCTGTAGCAACGTTTGGTCTTGCTTTTAAAAGTCCCGTACCATTTAGTCCCATCCCCATAGTGTTAGGATCAAAATAATTTGATGGTATATCTTGTAAACCTGGAATTTTACTATTCGCAGTGGAAACCTCACTTTTTTTCTGTCTTGCAGATAAATTAATACTGTCGACTATGGGATCTATTGGGGATTGTCTTCTTCTCAATCTTCCTTTTTTTCTATTATATATCTAGAAAAAATAAGGGATTAGAATTTATCTATAGTAATGGAGGAGAAGTTATTCGTTTTAGAAACCTCTAATTTCCAATCAAATATTTCGTGAGGCATAGGAGCGTGATTAATAACAAATATATTTAAGCCCATTTCTTTACAATTCTTTTTAAGAATTTTCAATATAGAGTGAATACCCTCTGGATCAACTGAGCTGAAAAGCTCATCAAGGAAAAGGAGGTTTATAGTACTGAATTTAAGCTTCATGAGCTTCATGATTGATATTAAAACGACAAAATCAACCTTTTTCATTTCACCTGTGCTTAATGATGAAACAGGGATCTCAGCTCCCATATGATATAGGGAAGCCTTAAATTCCTCATCAAAAATAACTTGATAATCTAAATTCATATCTCTTAGAAGATTTATTATCTCTGAATTTAAAGATGGTAATATTGTTTTTATAGCCATTTGTTTTACACCCTTCTCTCCTAAGATATCATCAAGCTTTTTAACCCATATATTTTTTTCTCCTGTTTTAATTATATCCGATTCAATTGTTTCTTTGTCGTTATTTAGATTTTCAAGAATTCTTCTTAGAGAAGAAACCTGGACATCGGAATCAGATGATTCTATTTTTTGGACTTCTCTAATTATCTCGTTTATTCTAGTTTGTATTTTATTACCCTTATCGTTTAAATCGGTCCTTATTCTTGCTAGATCTGATTCAGATTCCTTGCTTTTTTTAAGGGCTTCACTTATATCATTAAGATTATCGACTTCATTATCTCTATCAGATATCAAGTTGTTTTTTATCGAACTGTGAAATTCTGTAGTTAAGCTGCTCTCACAGGTTGGGCATTTTTCAGAATCATAAAGTTTTAGTCTTCTCTCGTAATCGTTACATTTAGTTCTAGATTCAGCTAACAACCTGTTTGATTGCGATACAAGATCTAAGATCTTGCTTTCTTTAATTTTAAATTCCCCTATTTTTTTAGAATGAATTTCTTTTAAATTATTGAACTTCTCAAGGTCTTCGTTTAATTTAGAAATTTGATTTTTTGAATCCTCCTCAATGGAATTTAATAAAATATCAATTTCAGAATTGGATTTATCTATACTTCTTTCTGTTGCATTTAGACTTCCTGTTAAATTATCTAGCTCCTCCTTTATTTTTCTGGATTCTCCCTTTAAAGCTTCTCTCATTTGATTGAGTATATGGAATCCAAATATCTTATCCACGATAGCTCTTTTGTCCTGAGCATTCATTTTAATAAAAGATTTAAAATCATTTATCGATAATGATATTGTATTATTAAAAACATAATAAGGAATTCCTATTATATCATCAGCAAGATAATCCTGAACATTTCTATTTCCCGCTTGGTCGTATAAAACACCATCTATATAGAGATTAAATAAAGAAGGATCTAATCCTCTCTCTATAGTTATTAATCGATTTCCGCTTTCAAATTCAATCCGGCACCAAGCGTGGCCGTTAATTCTGTTTGAAATATCACCTAGTTTTTTACCCTCAACTTTACCATAAAGACAAAATGCTATAACCTGAGATATTGTTGTTTTACCTACACCGTTACTTCCAACGATTTGAAAAAGACAAGACTCATCAGGAAGTTCTAGTGTTTGCTTTCTATTTCCATAGGAAGCAAAGTTCTTCCATTCTATTTTTTTTATTTTCATGTTAAATTGACTCTTGGTTTTGAGCAGACACTATAGTATAGAGCTTAGATAAACTAGCAACAAGCTTAGTTTTAACCTCTTCGTCTTCCTCAGTTTTATCCACATATTCTTTGATGAAATCCATAACATTAAATTGTCTACCCTCAACATCTATCATTTGTTGGGATAACGATGTAGCTTGGTTTGGATCATAAGGATGGAAATTAAGAGATTTTTGAGTTGTTATAATATCAGTTAATATACTCAGTTGTGCTTTTAAAGACATAACAGGATCTATCATTATATCAACAAAATTATTTCTAAAAATTGGCTCAATCTCCTCTATTGTTGAATCTAATATATGATCAAAATAGAGTCTCTTAAATTTAGGGGAGAAATTATTAGGAAATACAGTTTCGGACATATCAGAAAGATCTAGAAGAGTTATGGATTTTTGATTATCCATATCAGATCTAGTTAATTCATAAGGTGAGCCGAGCATATTTATATTTCCGGATTTTTGTGCATAGTGTATATGACCGGAGTAAACTTTTTTAAACTTAGAAAACTTAGATATATCAGATCCTTCCTCTACGTTTACGTATTTATTAAACTTCAATCCTCTGATATCTGTATGGCAGCAAAGTACATCATGGGGGCTTGCAGATTCTAATGTTCCTGCTTCTGACTGATGATCCTTTCTCCAAGGCATAAGAAAAAATGATCTATCGTTTATGATTAACGTTTCAGGTTCTTCTAGAATTCTTATGTTAGGTATCCATTTAATAGATTTTAAAGAATTAATCTCGTTTGTAGATTTCCCCCAAATATCGTGATTACCCGCTATGATATAAACACCATCCTTAAATATATTAGATAGCTCTTCCGCTATCTCAACTCCTAAATTTAAAACCTTCAAATTTAAACTTTGTCTAGAATCGTAATAATCTCCCAGATGAATTATAATATCTCCTGGTTTGTAATTCTCTCTAACAAGTGGAAAGAACCAATTAAAGAAATAATCTCTAATTAAATCTATCCAATCGTTTGAATTATTTCTTATTCCAAGATGGGTATCAGTTATAAACCAAACCCTTTTACCCTTAACTGCTACTGAATTTTCCAATGCTTATTATTTTAAAACAATCTTTTGATTTTCTTTTTAGACAGTACCTTATATTTTACCTCAAGCTCATTGATTATAATCTCTTTATATTTGATAGGTATTATCTCATAAGCTTTAGAATATGGGATTTGTATATAATCACATATAGAAACAAATTTTTCAGAGAAACTATATTCAACTGATTCTATTTTTTCTAGAACCTCCTGAAAAATATGGGGAATAAGATCTTTAGGTATTTTTTTTCTATAGCTTAATGGAAACCATCTAGATGTTTGAAAAGCTTCATAAATAAGCTCTTCTAATTTCTTACGATGTAAATACTCTTGCTCGTCATAGTATTCTTCTACAAGTTTATTATTTTGATCTATCTCAAAATTTTCACCATATTCCTGATCTTTAGTGGGATTATTATGAGCCCCGAGTATTTTATCTCCTAGTTTCTTTACCCCTTCTTTTTTTACTTCCTCTTTTTTTCCTAACATGATTTTTTTTGTTTTTTTACTCAACGTGCATAGCAACGCTGGAATCCTCTGCAATTCTCATGTAACGATAATCTACACTGAATACCTTATGTGCATTCTTGTACCCGTCTTCACGATTTGCTAGGATTTTTAACTTGTACTCTTTATTGGCATACATAATAGGATCTTGAATAATACCAAACATACCATCAACAGTAGCAACTAAGCCCGAAGATTCTGAAGCAGAACTGATACTTAAATCAGAAGCGTCGAAATCTCCCTGCTTTGTTTGTGTTGCTGTGATAATAGACCAACTGTTGATCATTGCTGATCCTCTTAAATCCTCAGCAATTTGTTTGATTTTCATGTAAGTGTTTTCGGAGTTAGGATTTCTCCAATTCTTCATAATGTTAATATAGTCCACAATAACTATCTTAAATTTTATCCCTCTAATTTCCTCAACTTTCTTTAAATATCTTTCAATGTCATTAACTGATGCTTGTGATGTTGGAAACTCCTTAATTAGAAGTTGACCTGGAACTCTTAAATTATCAAATGTAACTGAGCTAAGTTTTTTCTTAATAAGTTGCTCGTCGTTAGATCTTTCACCATATTCAGAAATGGGGATACCTAAAATATTAGCCCCCATTCTTTTCACATACTTTCTATCTCCCATCTCGAGAGAAATAACAGCAACATTATGGCCGTTCTTAACCGCCTGCGCTGCTAAGTTACCTAGCCATAAAGATTTACCTACCTTAGGCATTCCCATAAAAACATATAGTGCCTTTGCAGCAAATCCTCCTCCAAGTACGGTATCTATAAATGGATAACCACTCGAAAATGTATTAGAAGTTATCTGTTTGTGATTCTCAGGTTTAAAGAAATCTAATCCCTCATCAAAAGAGAAGTCTATATTATTCCTCTCAATAACTATATTCTTAAAGGTATCAATTACTGTTTTAATGTTCTCAGAAGTGACCGGAGTTGATTGAATATACTTAACAGCATCAACTGCAGATTTTGTTAGGTTCTTATATTCAATAAAAAACTCTGTAGTTTCTCTTAACCAATCTTCATCATATTGGGTTAGATCTATATCATAAATGGTTTTAATTTCACTGCTTTTAACGGAATCTGATTTACCTTGTATTTTAAAAGATTCAATAAGCTGCTCTGCTGTAGGTATCTCGTGGTATTTATCCCAGAAATCTTTAACAGAGGAGAATATATCACCCAGAGTTTCATTCTTAAAGAAATGAGACTTACAGGTATCAAGATAAGCTGCACTGTTTAGAACATATCTTAATATTATATTTTCTGAGTGAGTTAAATCCATTTAGATAATTTTTATTTTGTGTAATAGATATTATTTCTTATCTTATACCACTTTTTTGTTTCAGTACTTTTTGGCGATTCTTCTAGTTCTCCAGTTTTTATCATCTCATCTATGATTTCTCCATAAGACTTTTCCCACTGTGATCCGAATATAGATTTAAAAGTTTGGCTAGAAAAATCGCCATTAGGTCTGCCATCCTTAACTAGAAAAACACTTATCTCATAGGCTATATCCTCTTTGGTTGGATATTGAGGTAGGGATTTCCATAGACCAAGAATGTATTTTATTTTAATCTTATTCTTGTTCATCTGTACTTTCCTCCTCGTTTACAAATTCTTCCAATTGAGATTCATCAAATAGATCAGGTAATAAGAAGTGTGGCTTTATCACTTTCTCATCTAAATTTCTAAGAACTTCTTCGGTAAAAATGTCTTCACTAAATAGCTGGGTTGATGCGATAGTTTTACCTAGGTGTCTGACTGCCCATCTTGGAGATGACTCAACAGGTGTAAATATCATTTCACCAGTCTTTTTATCAACCTCTAATTTACCTCTTTGAATTCCGCAGGTTTCCCAATTTACAAAATCTTGAAGACCAACAAAAGGATTCATCCCATTCATAAAAGAAATGTGGAATTTAACAGGATAAGGTCTAGTGAATCTTGCTTTCTTAGGGGTTGATGTTACTATAATTCCAGTCTTGGTGTCATTCTCTTTTAACTGAGCTTTAGAAAGCATAACAACATTACTCATAGAGAAGATTGGACCGTCACCTCCTGACGCTTCTTTCGTTGGCATAAATCCACCAATACCTCCGGTTGTTGTGTGATTGGTACACACAAGTGGTATTCTAACTCCAGTAAGATCTAATGTAATTACTCTGAACAGGGATCTCATTTCTTTAGATCTTAGACCCATATCCATCGCACTTTTACCTTTGATAGCATCTCCAGTTTCTTTATCAGTACTAAGCATACCCAAGGAATCAAGGATGATCATAATTCTAGGTTCAGCACCATCTTTTCTAGCATCCTTTATTTTCTCAATGATGTTAGTGGTAAAGATCTTGAAATCGTTAATTGTTTTAATTGGTTGATACCTAACTCTATTTGGATCAACCCCGAATTTTTTAGCTGAACTTTTATCAATAGCACCTTCAGTGTCGCAGTAGATAACATCATAATTCTGTTTCTGTGCCTCTCTGGTAATATTCATTGCTAAGAATGTTTTACCTGTTGAAGGATCACCAGCTATTCCGATAGATCTGTTATTTGCTATACCACCAAATAAGCTACCTGATAGCTGAGCATTTAACAGATAATTACCTGTTGAAATCCATTCTGTTGTTTTTGAAAATTCGTTGGTCTCTAAGATGGAGCCAGTTTCAAATCCCTCTATTTTAGAGAGTTGTTTGTCTAGTTCTAAAAATGAGAATTCTTTTTTAGCCATAATATGATTTGATTATTTATAAATCATACTGCTAAAATAAAGATTAGTTTCTGAGATTTGGTGTGATTAAGCTTGGGGTTTAGAGTTGGGCTCTAAGAAAAGGCTAAGATATTATCAATCCCTGGGGTGATTAGATAATCATCTTAGCCATATTTTGTAAAAATGTTTCTTATTTATTCGAATTTATTTTGTTACATGTACGGATCCGGTATCTTTTCTTTTACTAGATTTAAGTTGGGGAACCCCTATCTTTTTTAAAACCTCATTTATCCCCTTTAGCTCCTTATCGTTGAAAAAGAATTGAAAAACCTCTTCAAAGCTAAATCCATCTCTTTTTTTATTTTTCTTTATCCTATCAGTATATAAAGTTTTATCTATCATACTTACACTCATCATCTTCCAATCCAGCGATAGTCTTTGAAGATTCATTCTACTTGGCCACCAATAATCCCAAGCTCTTTTAACGTCTTTATAAATAGCTTTACTTGTTATTTTATCCCTAAACACCTTAGTAGCTGCTTTTGAACTTTCTGTCATTCCTGACATTGCAATTAGTAGAGATCTCGCTATTTGTTTAGATTCATTACCTATATCTGTCTTCTTGGTCGAGGCCTTAGTTTCCCCGCTGCTTTTAGAACCGCTGCTTTTAGAACCGCTGCTTTTAGAACCGCTGCTTGTAGAACCGCTGCTTGTAGAACCGCTGCTTTTAGAACCGCTGCCAGAAGAACTACTACTTGTTGAAGAGCTAGAAGCTGCTGGTTGATCTGTACTATTATTGTTGGTATTACCTGTTTCCGTAGAAGATGTATTATCGTTATTCGAACCCTTCTCTGAATCACCCCCCATTAATTTCTCCCATGTTTTAGATCCAACTACACCATCAGCTTTTAATCCATTTGCTTTTTGAAAAGCAATAACTGCTGCTTTTGTACGTTTTAAATAAGCCCCAGTTGGCTTACCGCTTGTAAGTTTTAACAGGCCAAGATCTATTAATTTTTGCTGGAGATCTATTACATCTTGTCCACTAGATCCCATCTTAAGAATTTTATTAAAAGGTTTACCCTCTTTATCTCCTTTATCTGCAGTTACTGACTCTGGAGCTTCGTAAGCTGAATCAGATCCCGCGCTATCACCAGCAAGTTTTTTAACAACATCCGCTCTATTTTCAACATATGTTGCTAAATCTAATTGATATCCCCTAAAATCTTTCTCTGATGAGAAGTTATAGTTCTTATGAGCCAATTTCATAATACATAGCTGAGCAAGTTTAGTTGCTTTTTTTGTTGGCTCATCATAAACCCCTTTCTTATATGATCCTTTTTTCAAATATCCAAGTGTTTCTAATCTTGTTTGATATTCAGTTATGGCATCTTTATCAGAATCTTTTGGATTGGGAGGAAATGTTTTATATTTCATATTTGATTTTTTATTTGTAGATTTATCTGTTGATTTACTGCTTGATCCACTTGAGCCTTTAGATTCACCCTTTCCACCTCCATTTAAAGCCTTGAGATATGATGCAGGCTCCATATCTGTTATTTTCTGCTGTACGTAGGCTTTGCCTATTACTATTTGCATATCCTTCTTAGCGTCAGTAACTAAATCCTGACCTTTCTCGAGAGAACTAGCTCCTATCATACCTTCTTCACTAGATTTCATTACCTCCTCTTTCCATTTTTCCAGCTCTCCTCCACTTTTTATCTTATCTTTAAGATCATCTTCGATCTTTTTTAACTCCTTTTTTACCTGCCCTAAATCGTCTTTTTTAGCTTCTATTACATCGTCTATCTTAGTTACATATTCATAAGCTTTATCGTAAAAATCGATAATTGAAGATGCCGAGCTTTTAGCGGAATTTCCTTTCCCTGCTCCCAAGGTGGAAGCATATGATATGACGTTATCTATTTCTCTTTTCATTGAAGTAAGAGCTGCTCTAATCCCAGTTGCCTGACTAATCAATATACTAGAAGCTGCATCTGAAAGAGCACCCCCGTTTTTATCCTTTCCTCCGAAAAAATCTTTAACTTTATCTTTAACATCTTTAATAAGGTTCTCGTTTGTTTTTTTACCTATTCTACTTTCACCGTCATCTTTTACCTTTCCTTTTACCTCTGATTTTCCACCCCCCCTCTCCCACCCTCTCTCTTTTTCCTTCTTTATCTCCTCTGCATCCATCTCTTCTTTCTCTTTAGATATTATATCACTAGCTTTATCTCCAGCATTTTGTTTTTTAACTGCAGCTTTTTCTTTTGTCCTATTAGACATTGCATATACTGCAGCCTCTACATCTCCATCTTTTTCTAATTTTTTTATTAGAGATTCCCCACCTTTTTTAAATACGTCTATCGCAGTTATAAGTTTTTCCCCTATTCTCTCGTAAATCGGAAAATTAGCAGAATCACCAACATCCCCTATTGCTTCCATCCATTTTTTTCGTAACTTTTCTCTCTCCTTATTAAAAATTGCATCTGGCATATCGCCTTTATCATGGCTTGCTTTTAAAGCCTCAATCTCTTTTTTAATCCCGTCCGCATCTTTATTTTTAGGCATTCGTATATAGCTCTTAATCTTATCTGCGGTACTGGACATGTTTTTCCAGGCATCCCTGAGATCTGATGCGCTTCCTTTTAAAGTTGATAATTTTCCAATTAAGCTGTCGTATATAGAATAAATCTCTTTCGACTCTTTGTCATTTGCAGAAACTGCAGCTTCTAAAAGCATCCCGATAGCACTTATAGCTTCAGTAAAGAAAAGATTATGGCTAGTTAATGCATTACCGTCTGATTCAAAAATTCGGTGATATTCAGAGTATTTTTTTATTCTCATTTTATTAAATATTTTAAAATCGTTAATAAATTATAAATTATGCTTTTTTATAAACCATCAATTTTATAATATCATCACCGTTAGCGTCTAGATTTGCAAGATATGCTTGTAAACCAGGTGTTATTGATTTACCGTCGATTTTTCCAAAAATTACAGGAGCTGTATGTGCATAAACAGTTTTCAATTTTTTAATTGCCTTCTCCGTGTTAGCATCATATTTACCATTTGGTTCAATTTTAGCTATCTTGGGTAAAAGTTTATTTATTTTAATTTGTAGATCCTTAACCTCATCACTTTCAGTTCCTGATTTAATTGGTTTAAATTCGCTTGCATTTACTGTGTTTCCGCTATCACCATCAACATCAATATCGCTATCCTCTCCGGGATCTCCTCCCTCTTTATCCTTTGTTAGTTGTTCGCCACCTTCCTCATTTTCTATCTTATCAAGTTCTTTAACCTCTTCTTTACCTAAGATCTCTATAGCATCTATGATTAGTGCATTTGCTTTTTTTATTGAATCACCAACCTTCTGGTCAAATCCTTGTGTCTCAATAGTTTTAGCTTGATATTCTATTTGATCCTGCTGTATCTTTTGGATCTCAAGAGGAATGTCTTTTATTCTTTTCTTTCTCTCACTTTTTGACATTTTATTCCAAACCTCATCGTCAGCTAATTCCTCCTTTATTTTAGTCAAAGCAGTTAAAGAAGTTTGGGCTTTAGCTTTTACCGCCTCTGATGATGGTCCTTTCACAGTCCCGGTTAAAGTGGCAATCAGTGGATCTATAGTATCAACCAATGTTTTTCTAGCTTTTGGGTATATGTTTCTAAATATATTTTCGTTAATATATTCTAAAGATTCACTAGTGGCCTCAACAGCTTTTAGAGACTTTGCAAAATCTATTAGTTTAGCACTAACTGCAGTGTTTATCTCTGCTAGATCCTTTTTACCCCCTTCTGTTGTCAATAAAAGATCATAAGCGTTTTTAATCTCCTTAGACGCATCAATCATTTTATCAGCTGCTGCTATATAAACGGTACTAACTTCAGGTGAAATTTTGTTTATTGCATTCGTAATGGCATCACCCTTTTGTTCTACTGGTGAATTCTTAATTGCCAAAAGATCCTTGTTAACATCGCTATCTTTGTAATTCTTAGCCTTACCATAAAGTGCGCTATAAGCTTGAAAGAAAAGATCTAATATTGTCTTAGCTGCGCTAGTTGACGATCCGGTTTCTTCCTCATTTATACCATGATAGTTTCTGAAACTTAAAATTCTAAGTGGACTCATAAAAAAACTATTTTTTTTCTATATATCCACACAAAAATCCCGTCTTCAAAGAAAACGGGGCCTTTTTAAAAAAACTCTTATTTATTTGTGAGATAATGGTCTATCCAGTGGTTTATCATCTCATCTAGCATGGTTTCGAAGGTGTAATCAGGGACCCATCCGGTATCTTTTCTAAGTTTTGATGAGTCACCCTTTAAATTTTCAAGCTCCTCAGGTCTTAGAAACTTTTGATCAGTCTTAATATAATCTCTCCAATCTAGATCCAATTTATCAAAAACATACTGCACTAAATCTTGAACTGAGTGGGATATACCGGTAGCGCAAACATAATCTCCTGGCTCCTCTTGCTGGAGCATCATCCACATAGCTTTAACATAATCCTTGGCATGACCCCAGTCTCTAGTGGCGTTTAAATTACCAAGAACAAGCTCTTTGCTTAAACCCATCTTAATCTCTACTGCTCCCTTAACAACCTTATTAGTGACAAAATTAACACCCCTACGTGGTGATTCATGATTAAATAGGATACCATTAGAAACGAAAATATCGTAGGAATTCCTGTAGTTTCTACATATGTTATACGAGAACACCTTCGCGCATCCGTACGGGGATACCGGACACATGGGGGTAGTTTCCCTCTGGAATCCGTCTGGATCTATAGAATTACCAAACATCTCTGAGGATGAGGCCTGGTACATTCTTATTTTAGAGTTGTGAATTCTTATAGCTTCTAAAAGGTTTAGTGTGCCTAGACCTGTAGCTTGAGCAGTATAGACTGGCTGGTCAAATGATATTCTTACGTGGGATTGTGCTGCCAAGTTGTAGACCTCATGGGGATCAGATATCTTAAGGGCATGAATAAGGGAAGGTACATCAAGAAGATCAGCATAGATTAGATTATCCTTAATTCTATTATAAATTGAATTTAGTCTTGACGTTTGATTTTCAGAAACGGAGTTTCTTTTAACCGTTCCGTATACATCATAGCCTTTCTCTAGAAGAAATTCTGCAAGATAGGATCCATCTTGTCCATTAACTCCTGTTATTAGTGCTCTCTTTTTTTCCATTACATTCTAACTTTTGGGTAATTATTAATAAACCAATCGATGGATTTTTCTAGTCCCTCTTCGAATGGTGTGAATTTATAGTCGGGATACATTGACTTAAGAACTGAATTGTCGCTAGGCTTTCTTAATTGCCCATCAGGCTTACTTGAATCAAAGATGATTCTTCCTTTGAATCCAAATATCTTAGCCATAGTGTAAACTATATCTTTAATGGAGATTTCAGTTGAAGTTGATATTATAACAGGGTCGCTTCCTTTGTAATCATTATAAAGCTTCATTGTGATATCTGCAACATCCTCTGCGAATATAAACTCTCTGAGTGGACTTCCTGTTCCCCATACTTCAAAGTCGGTCCCTTCTTGATGTGCAATATACATTTTATGAATCAAAGAGGGAATTACGTGCCCATCGTTAAGATTATAGAAATCACCAGGACCGTATATGTTACATGGAATTACTGTAAAGTAATCCACTCCATATTGTTGCTTATAAGATTGGATTTGAACTTGTCCCATTCTTTTAGCATAAGCATAAGCATAGTTTGTAAAGTGCGGAGCCCCTAGGTGTATTTTTTCTGGGCTTAGAGGATATTCAACTTTATCCGGAAAAACGCAGGTTGAAGAGAAAAAGACAAGCTTCTTTATTCCTTTCTTCATAGACTCGTGAATAACGTTAGTGTTAATCATGATATTATCATAGTAGAATTCTCCTGGTTTTTGTGAGTTACCCAACACCCCTCCAACCTTACCTGCGCAATGGATAACTCCTTCGTAGTCTGAATTATGGATCAGCCGGGACACAAATTTTTGATCTCTTAAATCTCCATGCTTACTCGAGATCCTTTCAAATTCAGATCCCTTAAATTGGCTCCCTACTAATCCGCTGCCTCCTGTTACTAGAATTTTATTCATGCTTATTTTATTGTTTAAAGTGATTAAATTTCACCAGATATAACTTTTATCAAAAATGACTTTAAATTATCTATATCGTGATCTGGCGGGATTGTGTTGTTATTATAATGCGTCTCTTTTAAAATATCATAATATAGAGAATCGTTATTATCTATCTCCTTTATACGGTCAATCAATTTTCCCATATCCATATGATCATAATAATTGACAAAAGCTGATGTGTTCCAATCTAATGAAACTAGTGGATTCCCCCAATAAATAGGTATGCTGTCAACAAGCTTAGGGTGAACTAGTTTTTCTGTGGTGTATCCTTCATACTCGCTATTCTCAAATGCAATCGTAAACTTATATTGATCTATAAATTCTAATTTATTCCTAACTGTTCCTCCTATGTTATTAAAAACTATACCTCCTGAATCTACCCTTCTATATTTAGACAACTCATGGAAAAGCGTATTTCTAGCTTCCCCTCCATAGTTTGAAAAAACAAAATTACAGAATTTAGTCTTTTTTGATTTTATGAGATCAAGATCAGGATTTCTTGGAAATTCTTTTATTCCTTTTTCGAAGAGTGTTAGTGCTGAGAGAGGAAATCTGTGATGCCTGGGTTCACTTAAATGATCGAATGTTATGGCGTAATCACAAACTGAAAAATCATGTCTTCTATTTTCTCCAGTATAAAATATCTTCTTACAATTTCTAAAATTTTGATGATTTCCACCAAAGACGCTAAAAAAGAGAAAATCTGGATTTGTTTGATCTATTTCAATTTCGTAAATATCTGAAAGTATTCTGTATATTGTGTTATCGTATTCGGTCTTTCCTGTGGGATCACAATCAAACCCGTGCCAAAAATCAGAGAAAGCTATTTTTATCTTTTTCACCTATAAATTTTTTAATAAGATTTATGTATATAATAATGCTTCTTATAGATAGCTCTGAGATAATCGTTTCTTATTAAATGATTGCAAAATCTTTTTTCAAAAGAATTTCCTCCATATACTGGAAATGGATGTAAATCTTCTTTTATATTAAAAATACCACCTATAAGCTTTTTAGGTTTAACCATAAAAATTTGATCGCTGACAACTTTGGAAAACCAAAATAGTTCATCATTATCTGATATATTGTAAGTATTTTGCTCGTGCATCCCGGTCTCTGTAAAATCACCGTTATTACCATATCCCCATGGTATTGTTGTCAGAAGAACTTTTTTATTTTTGGCTAAAATATTAATCGAATTCTCTATAAAGTCATCTATTTCTATGTTTTGAATAATGCAATCTGCTCCGACGTTAAACATGTAATCACATTCCATTTTTATTGATATGTACATCTGGCAAAAATATTGAACAGAATACCAGTAAGCTTGTTCATCTTCCCTAAGATCACAATTAAAAAAATTTAAAGCCTCGTCTTTAACCTCTCTGTGATCAATAAACTGAATTCTATCTGAAAAAATATTAATTAGTTTATTTAATTCTTCTCTTGAATCTTCTCTTACGTTATTTACGATTGCTATTTTTTTAAAAACATAGGATGATTTAAATTTTAAAAACCAATGGGATTCTCTTAAAACCTCTCTAAAATTTTTTTCGTATATTGTCGTTGAAAGTATTATTTTATTCAGCATTAATGGTTTATTACTTTTATCCGTGATTTTTTAGGGTAATGCCAATTTTTTGAAATTCGTCTATTATCTTTTTTTTACTTTCTAAAATACTAATATAATTAGGAAGAGAATCCCAAAATCTTTCGTGCCATTCTATGTAAATAACGTTTAAGTATTTTTTTAAATCTGGAAATTTGAGAAGTCTGGGTAGAACACTAAACTCAGACCCCTCTATATCACATTTTATATGTATGTTTGCATTTTTATCTTTTTTAACTATATTATCAATAATTTCTAATATATCTATACATTTTACTTCATATCGATCGATGTCATTTCTTCTACTTTCGTCCGCATAATCTTTCATAAATATATTATCAGAAATACAGTTAGATCCTGCAGGATTTCCGTGATGCATATTAAATTTTATAACCCCTGTATAATCAGCAATTGCTAAATTAAAAGCTTCGAAATGTTTAAACTTCTCACCTATAGTATTAATGTATTTTAAATTTGAATTGTATATACTAGGAGAAGCTTCATAGGTAAAAACTGTCCAATCTTCATTTTTAAAATAGCCATTATCGTAAAAATTATACATAAGCCCATTTTCACCTCTTCCTATATTTTCTGGCTCATATTTATTAAAAAAATTAGTTCCAAAATCTAAAAAATAATTCATTTTGATTGTAATATTTGATTTAAAGCATGAGTTTTTTTGTAATTATACGAATCCGTAGAATAGTCTAGATAATTAGCTCCGGATCTATAATGAATTCCAAAAAAAAGTGGATCGTCAAATTTTTTAACAAAACCAAGTCTTAATGGGGATGGAAATAATTCGATATATTTTTCTATTTTTGAAATTATATTTTTCAAAATTTCCGAGATGTATTCTTGGTAGTTTTCCCTATCAATTTCATACTCGAATGTTTTATTATCACAATACCTTTCTAAGCATTTAAAGCTTAATAATTCATAGGAATTATCTAAAATTAAATGATAATTAGAATTAGCGTTTAAACAGTAGTGTATGAATATTTTATTCTCATCTATTCTTTTAATCTCATATATGGAATGCTCTTCGAAATACAACTGTTTCATGTCTTTATTTTCTTCTATAAAAAAGTGTGTTTGAGCACCAATATCACAGGGAATTCCATTTATGGGGGTCATGTGCCAATTTATATTCTTTAAATTTTTATTTTTATTTGTGTCAAATGCGCAAAACATATTCCACATATACTTTACTGAGGCATCTACAATTTCTTGATTTTTTCTATGCCCTCGATATTGAGGAATATATCCACATTCATAATTTTCAATAATTTCATTAAAATCAACATCTTCTATGAAGAAAAAATCAGAATCTATTATTAATACCTTTCCGTCTATTTCTGAGATTATGTTTTCAAAAGTCCATTGAATTGAATAGTTACAAGCATAAGGATCGGATGTATATTTTCCATTCACTATACTACCTGACTGTGCCTTATTTAAAGTTTTTTGACACACCTCGACATCGTAACAATCTATTCCTAATTTACTGCAGGTTTCTTTGATTTCTGTATAAAGAATTTCGCTTTGTTTATCTCTATCTATAAAAGAAAATTTTGCATTATTGACTACGATATACTTAAAATCACATTTGATGTGTTTTTTTATGCTTTCGTATTGGAGTGGAATAAAATCAGGCCTGTTATATGTGGAAGCTGCAATTATAGTTATCATCCATTTATTTTTTTATTTTCTATATAGGACATTAAAAAATCAGAGGGTGTAAATCCGATAGAATTTTTAATCGACTCTATGTTTGCTAGGGTGTTTCTTGCTTCTCCAGGTCTTTGATTAATATAAGTGATATTATTACTTATAAAAGAAGCAATTTCTTTTATCGAATAATTAACCCCAGACCCCACGTTAAAAATCTCTCCTTTAAATCTTTTAGAGAACTCTGCAGATTTTATGTTAGCGGATACAATTTCAGAAACGTGTATAAAATCCCTTCTCTGCTCTCCATCACCAACAACGGTTAAAGGTTTATTATTAAAATATTGATTTAAAAATATACCAATAACAGGTGCATATTGACCCTTTACTGGACTTCTATCTCCAAAAACGTTAAAATACCTTAATATAGCAACATCAAAATATTTTTCGTATTGTTTACATAATTGCTCAGAGAAATATTTAGATAAAGAATATGGATTTAAACAGTCTAATTTTTCGTCTTCTCTAACGGGAAGATTTTCAGTCATCCCATATACAGAAGAAGTTGATGATAGTATAAATCTCTTTATTTTATATTTTTTACACAACTCTAGAACGTTAAGTGTCCCAATAACGTTAATACTGTATGCATATACTGGATTAGCTATAGCTGTTTGTATCCGTGACTCTGCTGCAAGGTGAAAAACGTATTTAGAGTTCTCGAATATATTTTCGATACCTTCCTTATCAATTATTGAAATTTTATAATATCTAGCTTTATCGTTAAAATAAAATTTTTCATTAGAAATAGCAGATAAATCATCAATTACATGAACGTTATAATTTTTTTTAACAAGGGCATCAACTAAATGACTTCCTATAAATCCACATCCTCCGGTGACAATAACTTTATCCATTTTTTGAATTTATGATTTTTTTAAATTTAGTAGATGACCATCCATGAGACCTGTCTATATAAATTACTGGGATTTCTAATTCTGACCCGGTGAATTTTTTATTTCTATAATCGTCCCCCAGAAATCTTGTGCTAAAATTTCCATTTTTCAGTATTTTAAGCAAATCTTCCTCAGTTTTATAGACAACTACATCATCTACGTATCTTAATGCTCTTAATATTTTCTCCCTGTCAGAAACTGAAAGTATAGGTTCCGTCTTTGAATCTCTCTCTATTTTTGGATTTTCGTGGAGACCTACAACTAGATATTCACAATTTAAACTTGCTATCTCAAACATATCAATATATCCTGGATGTATTACATCAAACATTCCAGCAATAAATCCTCTTTTTGGCATAAAATCTTTACTTGTTTTTACATCTCTTTGCATTTCATTCCTTCTTTTGATATGTTAATTTTTTTAATCCCTGGATAATCCTGATTAAGATCTGTTGAATTTTTTTCGGTAAACAGTATAAAATATCCACCGCCACCTGCTCCACATAATTTATGTGCTAAAATTCTTTTATCTGATAGTATTTTTCGATCTATTAATTCTAAATCACCTTTACATATTAACGGTGATAATTTCTTTTTAAGATCCCATGATTTATTAATAGTTTTTAAAAAAAGTTCTAGATCAACTTCTTCGATTGCTGTGTTTAAATTATCTACTTCCTCTAATAACGAAAAGCTCTTGTCTATATCTATGGTTTTTAATATATTTGTAGATTCCCTATTTACGTTAGTATAATACAAATACGTGTCAAAGTAATTAAATATTTCATCATTTAGATATTTTATAGTTGGAAGATTATCGTCGTAAAAATTGATAAATTTTAGGCCTCCCAAAGATCCGCCATAGAAATCTTGTTCCCCGACTAGTGGGTTGAAGTTCTTTTCTATTTTTTTAGCTAATTGACATATGTCGTGATTATCCAAATCTTTCCCCTGAAGATGTGATATTGACTTTATTAGGGACATCAGATATGATGAAGAGGATGCCAATCCTGAGCCTGTAGAGAAAACATCAGAAGTAAGATAACAATTTATCTCATTCACTTTCATCTCATCAAAGCAATATCTGACTAAATCGTTCTTAATATCTGATATTTTATTAACACATTCTTTATCTGAGTAGTTAATAATATATTTATTGTGGAATGAATTGTAACCTATAACATCCCGATGTATTATAGTGTAAGCTTTTAAATTTGAAGCAAAGCTTATGACAGATCCCATTTTATATTTTTTTAAAAAATGCGGATGGTCTGTAGATCCACCCACCAGAGAAATTCTTAAAGGACAAGAGCTTATTATCATATTTAATTCATTAATAATTGCGGGAATCTATTTAAATTTTCTAAAAGCCACTTTGGATATGTTTGGTCTATTTCCATTTCCTGCATATTACAACCTCTAAAAAATATATCCCTTTTATTCTCTATATTAGCTCTTACGTTATCCTTTATATGGTCGTTGTTTAATTCTTGATGTCCACCAGATTCTATTTTAAAAATGACACGATCTACACCACCCATGTAGCTAAAATGCCATCCTGAATTCTCTATAATTTCGAATGGATATCTTCCGGATATTAAAGCTCTTCCATGCAACCTCAAATCGTTAAGCGGTTTATCCTTTAAAAACCGATAAGAAGTTAATATAGTCCCTCTCCATCTATCTTCCTTAAAAAGATTAATATAGTAGTAATACATTTTTTGTTCAAAAGAATATGTTTTATCATATTCGTATGACCTTATTACACTGCTTAGTATCTCTGGATTTGGTATTTCATCAAGATCCCCGAAAAGTATAAGATCGTCATCATCACAGTTTAAAAGACCCCTATGTATTGATTCTCTCTGGAAAAATTCCCTTCCCCAGTGCTTTTCGTGTTTTTCCCAATTATTAGAATTCTTAACAAAATCATAAATCTTGTTCATGCATAATTCATCCTCGTTTTTTGGCTCTATCACGTATGGTAAATCATAAAAATTATCTGGATTATTATCAATTTTCAGATAAATTATTTTATGTAAGAATTTTTCAAAAAGATGTTTATTTTCTTCGAAAAAATACTTTTTTGGATTACCTGCAAATCCTAGATTAGATTCTCTGATTACAAAATAATCAACATAAGGATCTAATATATTTAGTCTTATCTCAAGAAGATCAAGCTCACAGAAGAACGGGAAACAGTCATATACTTTCATAGTTTTTTTTTATATGTTTAAATTTTTATTAAAAACATCGATTTTATCATTCAAGAAAAGCTTGGAATCTAATATTAAATGACTTATAAATAAATGTATTATTTCTACATGTCCGTACGAATGTGAATTCAAATAATAATTAATATCACCTAATTTTTTTAGACTGTTGTCAGGATTAAATCCTGAAAAAGTCACAACAAAAGATCCTTTTCTTTTTGCGCTTATAGCAGCATTTAATATATTTTGTGAATTTCCGGAACTGCTAAAACAATAAACGATATCATCTTTTTCTGAAAACATCTCTATCGGTTTAGAGAAAACCTCAGGGAAAGAAAAATCATTAGATAAGCACGTTAATAAAGAAGAATCATTAAAATTCATAGATTTAACTTTTCCGTTTTTTAAATAGTCCGTAGTCTGGTGAGCACAAATACCAGCACTTCCTCCATTTCCGACCATTATTACCTTTCCACTATTTTTCACAAGATCTTGGATCTTTTGAAGAATTTCTTCTATAGATTCTTCAAAAGATCTTTGATTATCCATTGCATCGGTTACCTCTATAGAATTAAGTGTTGTTAAAAATTTAGAAAAGTAATTATTAATAAAATGTTTCATATTTTTTATTTTTTATTTCCAAAGATACTGATTATTTTTTTCATATTCATCCCTCTCGTTCTTGCAGAATTCATAGTCACGAAGATTCCCATTTCTATCCAGATAATCCCATTGAGGTATTAAAGAATCCCAGCAGGACCAATACCCGTCGCTTTTTTTATAATCAGCCCAGTACATAGGTGCTATAACTTTAACATTATTTTCATTCAGCCAAATAGGCCAAAAACTAAAGCTAGAAGCAGAAATTATGGCATTTTTACAATTATAAAGAATTGACCAATCCATCCATATTGGTCCTCCTATATGATGTCCAGCTTTATTCTGATCATTTTCTCCTGAAGCTGAACCCCCTATGATTTCTATAGAGGGAAAAATCCATTTTGCGTAATTCACATCATCCGTAATTATATAAAATTCCATATTTTTATTACGTTCTAGCATTTTTTCCACTCCTTTTACATAATAATCATGTCCCAGCATAGCTGTACTCCCAGAAAAATCGCCTCCTCTTATATGTATAATACAAATATTTTCCCCCGCATAATTATATACTGAGAATCCTTTTTTTATTTCGATCCAAGAGTTTATTAATTCTTTATTATCTTTGATATACTCAAATGATTGTAGATTCCCGTCTATTTTAGTGTTATCCTTTAGTTTAAATAGATCTTCATCGAATTTTGAAATATCTAGACCGTTTGGGTGTGTAGTGCGTTTTTCTCTGTAATAATGGAGTATGTCTTCAGGTAAAGAATAAGGTGGTCCTCCTTCAGGTCCATTCCCTCCAAAAACTTTTTGACCGAAATCTATTTCTAAAAATTCTTTACCCTTAAATTTTTCAGTAGACATTACGCCATGTAGATGTCCCTTTTTATGAGCCACTATTTTAGTAACAAAATAATTCCATAATTGATTTCCTAAACCTTGACCATTATAAAATTCAGTTACTATCATTTAGATTATATTTATTATTTTTTTATCATGTGTAGTTTAATCCATTCATCGGGTATTTGATGAACAGGACAAACAACCTTTGTTTTACATCCACCTAACCACCAAGCACATTCAGTAAATGTACTACCTAATGATGCAACTAATTTTTTACGGCATTTTGATAATAATATTATTTCTACTAACGCTTGTAGATTTTGTTCATAGTCATCAGTAACACCACTATCTATTATTTCATTTCTCTCATACATAAAACATCTATCACCATATTTTTCTTTATAATAATTTTTAATTCCTAAACTATCTGACGCAATAAAAAAAATATCATTTTTATCATTTATCTCTTTTTCAAATCCGTCATAATCAACAAACTTATCTCTACCAAAACAAGGTGTCATACTTCTAATATTTAACCCAATTAAATTATCAAAATCCCAAGTTTTTGATATTTCATTTACTCTATTTATTACATCTTCGTTAAACTCAAGCGATCCCCAAATCGGTAGGTATTTATCTATAAAATATTTTGGGGTATCGTTATATAGAAAGTCAATAGTTTTATAGTCTTGTATAAAAGATTCTTCTTCTGGATCAACTAGCAATTGCCAAACACTTGCAGTGTGTGGATATTTTGCAATATCATCTACAGAAGCCAATCCGAAATTCTTAAAAAAAATTGCATCACTTGGTTTTTCGACTAAAATGCTTTCGTATCTAGCCATATGTGATATATAGGATTTTAACCTATTACCTAATCCGGCAGAACGTAGCACAACAAAAGTGCCTTTATTTTTTTCTATCATAATTTTTTATTTTTTAAGTTAATGAAATCTTGTGTGTCTCTCCCGTCTGCGCACCCTATTTCTAAGATTGTCGGGTTTTCTTTTCCGATTAGTTCCTTGATTCTTGTTTTATCCATTTTTTATCCATTTTGAATTTTTACCGTGAAACCCGAATGGGATAATCCCATATATCTCGGGTATTGTATTTTCGTGTGAGAAATATTTAGCAACTTCTAATGGAGCGAATTTACACCCATTTTCTTCATATATGTTCCTGTACATAGCACATATAAATCCATCTTCATTATAGAACCCATGAAAAGATTTCCATTCTAAATTTAGATTGTTTGGAAGATCTATTAATTTTTTACTTCTTAATGAAAATCCACCGTTACCGACTCTGAAGATATTACCAAAAATATCCCGATACGAAAAGCTATCTTCAGGTAAAGTAAACGGTGCTCCTATATAGTCATATTCTAAAAAACTATCACTCCACGATTCTGAATTAACAACATATCCATCCGCTTGAACTATTAAAGCAAATTCCGTTTCTATGTATTTCCCTAGATTGTATATCATATTATAGCTATACTCATCTATGCTGTTTATTCTTTCTATATAGCAAAATTCTATAAAATCCGGAAGATTGGTTGGTTTTTCGTGTGAGATTAGCTTTACTGCCCCGTATTTTATATTAGAACATGACTTTTCGATAGCTTTGATTGTAAGATCTAAACTAACAGATGACATAGAAACTAAAGTTACATTTTTTAATTCGAGCATATTTAGATCTTTTTTAATATGGTCAAACCATTATTGTTAGTTAATCTTTCATTTATTACCCATTCTTTATTATCTATGAATTCTTCTACTGCCCTCCATATTCCTTCTTTACCTTTAGTTTCTCCCTTATCCGCGAAATGTGTAGTGTCATGAAGGATAATATACTTTTTACACAAGGAAGAATGTATATTGAGTTCTTTCTTAAGCTGATCGTAATCGTGGAGGGTATCAATAAATAAAAGATCACATTCTATAGGATTTGTTTTTAAGCTATCACCTAATATAAATTTAAAATCTATCCCATTCTCTTCTGAAAGTTTCTCAACTAGGTTAAGATTGCAACCTCCAGGATCGTGATTTATATAATCCTTCGGGTGTATGATATCTAATGATATCAATTTCTTAGGCTTAGCAGAAAGAAATGCCCAGGTAGAAACTATACTTCTCACACCCATTTCTAATACTATCTCACATTCCTCAGCATATTTTTTTAATACTGGTAAATGCTCATGTATATCTGATGGTGTGTTGCATTTTTTCTCGTAAATCTGATTAATTAAATCCATAATTGTGTTTTTTTAATATATATTGATGTTCAAATTCCGCTGTTATATTATCGACCGTTTTAGTCAGTTGACCCCCCCAGTGACGATTCGCAACATTAGTTTCCTTTAGATAAAAGGGTTCTCCGTATTTTTGATATAATCTATAGTAATAATCACAGTCCATTAGCCAAATAAAATTTGGGTCAAATAGCTCCTTATCCTCCGAATTAATAAAAGAGAGAACACTAGGAGAGCTTATCCTATTATTACCCTCGAGAATATTTTTAGTGTACATTGGATCCATATATTCATAATAATCTGATCCATTTTTGGTATGACAACACGAGGTAACTAACCATTTAATTTTTGCATTCTCTTTATAAACTTTAACTATATCCTCTATACTTCTTTCGTGGTATAAAAAATCATCCTGAAATATAATTTTAATAATATCACCCTTAGCTAATTTTATTGCTTCATTTAAATTAGCAGAGGAATTACCCCTCATATTTTTATTTTTTATATAGGATATCTCCAAACCTTTTTTTGAAAATTCATCGCAAATTTTTAATATAGAATCATCATTGCTGTGATCAGAAATTACAACTTCTATATCTTTATAAGTCTGATATAAAATTTTAGACAAATTTACGTATAAAAATGTTGCTCCTATATTATGCATTTCGTAACAAGGTATGCAAATTGAAACTTTCATAATTACCAAATTAATCCTTTATTTTTAATATCGATATTTTCTGGATAAATTCCGGCCCTATTTAAGATTACCCCAGTTAAAACATCTTCGAAAATAGATGTTTCGTAAATTCCAAATTCATTCTCCATAAGGATTACATTTTCTTTTCCTATATAGTATCCACCGCCAGCACAATATTTAGATTGCGGTACTGTAGCACTGTTATGATTCCAATATTCAGATTCGCATTTTCCCCAATGATACGTTGATTCGTATCCATTAACTATATTAACTTCCAGACCATAATAATTTTTATCCAAGTTTTCCAGCAGCATCTTATGTATGAGAAGCGGATTTACCTCAATATCATCATCTGTCTTTAAAATACCCCTTGTTGAATCTGAAAAATTCTCAAGATAAAATTTCAAAATGCCTCTTGTTTTTAGAGGGAGGGATTCATAATTATCGGGAACCTTAAGGTAAACTATTCTTTCTTTTTCGTCTACCTTATATTCATCCTCTATCCTTGGATCCCCTATAAAATAATAATACTCTATGTCTTGTATATTTGTCTCTTTCCAGACCTTTGCCTGCTGATCTCTTTTAACGCTACCCTTATGGGAGATGATCCCGATAAAAAACTTATTCTCCATATTATATAGAATCTATTTTTTGATATTTTTCTTTGCTTCTTATGTAATTAGCTACCTCAACCTGACGATTGACCTTTGTTGCTCCATCACGTGTTGGATTTGCCACATTATAAACAAGTAAAACCTTATCTATAAATCTGCTTCTATGCCCAGACATCTCCAGCATAGGAAACATGAAAGCTTGATCTCCGGTAACGTCTAACCATTCTCCATTGGGAAATTTAAAATCATCCTCCTTTATTTTTAGAAAAAGTTCTCTTCTATACGTTCTTAAGTGTGAAGCAAGCCAATTATAATTTCTGAAATAATTTCCCTCTATTATTTCTTGTGGATATGAACGATAATCCCCTGGGATATTACCTGTTGGATATTCCTCATATCTTCCGTATGTCATCCATATATCTTCTTTTTCATACACAGAAGCTACTGTTTTTAATACGCTGTTATCTTTTAACCAATCATCTCCATCTATTGAAACCACAATAGAATTAGGTTTACACTCTTTGGTCAATAGAAAAATATTTCTGACCTGCGAGTACATCTTTTCATTGTTTTGAATTGCTCTTACTCTATCAGGAAACTCTGATTCTATTTTTTTACAGATATCAAAAGTTCCATCTGTTGAAATGTCATCAAGTACGATAACCTCAAAGTTTGGGTAGTCTTGTTCTGCGCAACTTCTGAGGCATCTCTCTATCCATTGAACATGGTTAAAAGTGTTTATTGTTATACTAAAAAAATTATTCATTTTTTAAATTTTTATCCAATTTTGACAATATAGATCGGATGTATCATGATCAATTGCTGGGCCAAACCATTTAGAGGGAGCAATTACTTTTTTATCTGAATTCTTATTTAGCCATGCGCCCCACCAGCTAAATGAGCTATTTGCTATAATGTGATGATCGCATAGACTCATTGCACAAAGTTCTAGATACTGATCAGCAAGATCTGATATTATATAATCTTCTCCAAAAAACTCAGTTTTACACCATTCAGGATCATCAGAAAATATCAAAAATTTTACATCTGGTATCTCTGATTTAATCAGATCTATCGCTGTTCTATAATAAAGTTTAGAACAAACTGGGTGATGGTTTGGATACATCACATAATCACCTCTTCTTATGTGAATAGAAACTATTCTTTTATCGATATTGTTTCTTCTTATTGATTGCACATAATCTGAAGCAGACTTGAAATACTGCGGTTTAAATGTGAATTGAGAAAGTATAAGATCTCTGTGTTCTAAGAAGTATTTTTCGGTTTGAAAATAACCTATCAAAGTCATACTGTCTCGGATATTTAAAATTCCAGGATCGTATTTAAAAGAAGCCTCCTGATAATATGATGATATTCCCATCCCATCTAGTTCTGTAAAATAAGATGGATCTATATCAAAGCATTCTAATAGATCACACTTAACCTCCATGTTTTCATTTTTCTCTGGTATAAAGGGACCAGCTTTTTCCAGTTTTGTGCAGTTCTCTATTGGAAATTTAACACCAATCCCCAATTTACCTCCAATTCCTATCGTGGAAGCAAACTGAAACATTTGGTTGCCAAGTCTTCCCAAATACCCAATTTGATGAAATGTGATCATAAAGATAATCTTAAAAATTTTTAGTTGTTTATGGTATTTTAGTTTCGTATATTGGAACTAAAAATGATAATTGTTGTAGAAAAATAAAAGTGTTTAAATGAAAAAGCTCTCTATAGTTGTTCCGTACAGGGATAGGAAATCACATCTAGAAGAATTCGTTCCGTTTATGGAAAAATTTCTATCCGAAGAAGGAATAGATTATGAAATATTTATCATAGAGCAATCTGATGATAAGCCTTTTAATAGAGCCAAGCTTTTGAATGTAGGGTTTAAAGAATCCGAAGGATTTGATTACTTTGCCTTCCATGACGTTGACATGCTTCCGCTTGACTCTGATTATAGCTATCCAGATGGACCGACCCACTTGGCCTCAGAGGTTGAACAGTTTGGATGGGGTTTACCCTATGATGGATACTTCGGAGGGGTTACTCTTTTTGACAAAGAGAGCTTCTTAAAAATAAATGGATATGCTAATGAGTATTGGGGATGGGGAGCAGAGGATGATGACGTTCTAATGAGATGTGCTATTAACGAGATTAGCACATACAGAAAGCAATGTCGTTACAGATCATTAGATCACAATAGAGATATAGATCGATCTCTATACACTAGAAATCTAGGTAAGCTTGGAGTTTTTACCAACGCAAAGGATTCGATAGATATCTCAAAGAAAGAGGGCCTAAGTAACTTAGAATACGAAAAAATAGAAGAGGTGAAAATAACAGAAAGATCTAAGATTGTCAAGGTTAAGATATAGATATGACAAATAAGCTGAAAGATATTAAAAAAAATAAGCTGGTCATTTTTGACTTGGATGATACTCTAGTTAAGACAGATGCGAAGACTAAGATAGTTGATTCTAAAACCGGGAAGGTTATCAGGGAATTAACACCGGAGGAGTTTAACAAATTCAAAAAAACAAGAAAGCATATTATAAATTACGATGACTTTGAATCTCCTGAAATTCTAAGACAGGGGAAAATCATAAAAAGTGTTTTCTCAAAACTTGTTAGATATTACAAAAATTCAGTCCCTGTCGCTATATTAACAGCTAGAAGTTCTAAAGATCTAGTTAGGAATTTTTTTCTAGAGAATGGAATAGATATACATCCATCTTTAGTTGTTGCAGTACATGATCCATCTTGTCCTTACGAGGGAAGTATACCAGAAAGAAAGCAGCAGGCAATCAAAGATTTTATTGAGGATGGGTACACAGATTTGATATTTTTCGACGATGACGAGGATAACCTAAGGTTAGCTAAAGAGGTAGAAAACCATATTGATTGTAAAATCAAGATAATAAAGGTTTAAATATCCTTTCTAAGATCATCCAATACCCGATTCACAGTATTCCTTAAATGCTCTAAATTCTTATGAAGCATAATCGGATCGTCATTTTTTAGCAAATAATTTATAGTTTCAAGTGATCCTAGAGAGTAAGCTATTTTACTCTTTAGCATAATATTTTCTTTAATTAAGGTTGCCTCTGGGTTATCTTTCTTAGTTTTAGATTCCATAAAGATTATTTTTGTGATATATAATCAAAACGACAAAAAACCATAAATTATCATATGAAAAGGACTTTAACCTTTTCCCAGTTCATCAACGAAAATGTCAAAATGGGAGACCAAGGAAATGAGGTTTCTGCTATTCAACAGAAGCTAATAGATTTAGGTCTACTTGATATACCATCGCCAACAGGATATTTCGGGGCTCAGACTAATCTAGCAGTTCAGACATTTCAACGTAAAAATGGATTAGATCCGGATGGCGTCGTAGGCGTGAACACTAGTCCTAAGTTATTGGGCGGTGTTCAACCAAGGGTAACTAAAGACACACCGATTGTGAATAACAATAAATATAATCAGGTTCAAATATCTGATACTCTTAAAAGTAATAAGATAAATCTTGATCCAAGTAAAGAAAATATTCTTTTCACTGTTAAAGAGGAAGGATGCGCTGAATGGGTTTCAAATAAACTTGGTACATTAGGTGTTAATAGACAGGGAAATGCCTGGCATGCTAGAGCTATCGATGAGTCACTTATAGAATTTAACGCTTTTCAAAATCTCTCTTCTCCTATATTATCTGAGATGGCTAGCATATTCACCTTTATAAACGCCAACCCGAAAGAGAAGGTAGCAGAAAGCAGAATTAAATCTCTTGTACAAAAAATAATTCCACAGCAAGCTCAGATTAAACAAATGCTAAATGTTAATGATATAGTTGGTATGTATTACGGTAGTTCTGAGAATTTCACAAAAGCTTTCTTTGAAGGTGCAACTGGAAGAATAGACATGGGAACTGGCGGTAAAGTAACGCCTACATATTTTAGAAGGAAGGATACAGGATCACCTTGGACCCCAGAAGATCTTGGGCAGAGAATTGAATTTGTTCCAGGGAACACTTTAAAAAGCGGAGGTGGATTTACATTCAACACCCACTTAGGATATGTTGGAGCTATAGTTGATGGTGAGCCTATTATATTCCATAGTATACACCAAAAAATTCATTCCACTCCATTCAGCAAAATGAATAATGTTAAAATACTTTGGGTTAAATCAGGAGAGAAGAGAGGTATATTTGCTACCACGATGGATAAATTAAAAAGATTTATTAGTTAGTACTGGCTAATTACGAAATAAAAAGCATAAGAATGTTATGAATAAAAGAATTAAATTATTTGAGGATTTTAATAGACAAATTAATACCCCGATTAGAATAGGTGATAAG